GTTACAGGTGCGGCTCCTTTATCATCTTCTCTAAATGTTGCCAATACACCTTCTGTAGCATAGTCTACTTCCATTGTAGTCAATACACATCTTGCAATGTGTGGTATGTATGTGTTATTCTTATTTCTGTACATATAAGTTATTTGAAATTCTGATGGCGATAAAAATGCTGATTTAGTTTTATTACTAAATTCAGGTAACATATGAAATTTCAATAGTGTTATAATCTTCTGTACATTTTCCATTTCTTTTCTATTCTTTGGTGCAAAGGTAAATGGAAAGTTAAATGTTCTAAATGGTACACTTCTAAAAACTTGTTCGTTAAATGGGTTTAATGCACGACCCATAGACTTATCTATTGCACCTCTGACATCACCTACACCTGGTAATGCACTTACGATACCTGTTACTGCTTCACCTAATACTCTTTCAAGAGCGGCGCCACCACCATCTAGTATCGCTTCTTTGATTGACATTTCTTTACCAGCGGCAGAGGCAGAACCAAAGAAACCAGCAAGACCTGTTGCCAAGTTCTCATAGTTTGCGTCATATTTAAATTTAACTGCTTCGCCTGGTGTGTATATACAAATACTATCTGTAATTCTTGAATGTGTACTACTACCATTTTGTTGAATACCAGACTTCATAGTTCTTAACTTACCTTGTCTTGCACTCTCAAAAGGTTTTGTCTTACCACCTATACCCATACCATCGTCTCTAGGGTCTTCAACTTTCTTACTCATATTTTTCATAAAGGCAGACTTTTTGTGTTGTACTACATCAATAATAATGTAATGTCCTTCGTCTAAATTACTTGTCTCTTGTGGATAATATATCGTACCAAAACTATATCTGTTCTTTAATGCTGTGTTAGGTTGTACTGCACCACCACTACCAATCTCTAATGGCGATGATTGTAGTATGTTTTTGGCCTTTGCTTTACTATCTTCTGCTGATTGTACGCCTGTAAATGCACTAGTAAAATTATCTATCTCGCTGGTAATGTCACCAGCAATACCATCTACAAACCCTTTTACAGAGTTTGCACCTGCATTAATTCTACCTTTTATAACCTGTGATACTTTGCTTGTAAATGCCATATATAAATATCCTTATGAGTTTCACTAATATTTATACAGGAAGAGACAATGGCTACAGCATCCTATAAGGGTAAATACAAACCACAAAACAAGGACAAATACATCGGTAATCCCGATAGAGTTGTCTATCGCTCAAATTGGGAGAGAAGATTTATGGTGTATTGTGATAGAAATGAAGCAATAAAACATTGGGGAAGTGAAGAGATTGCTATTCGTTATCGTAATCCTGTTACTAAAAAGTTACACAATTACTTTCCTGATTTCTTTGTTGTTACTGACAAAGGTAAGTATATTATAGAAATCAAACCCAAGGCGTTCACCGTCAAACCTAAACCTAGGTCTCGTAAGACACGAGCATACATTAATGAAAGTCTAGCATACATCAAGAACAAAGCAAAATGGGGTGCGGCTGTTCGTTATTGCGAAATGCAAGGTTGGGAATTTAAAATATTTACAGAAGATGATTTAGGTAAATTTTAACGCACACCTGCGTTGTAACAAATCTGTAACATAAATATTAATATGACAGATCCTTTTACATTGATAACGATGATATGCTGGTTAAGTGGACCACCTAGCCTTGAGCAAGGTTATTGCGATGTTATGAACGCAGACCATCTAAAAACCAAAAACTATTTAGAATGTACATTTAGAGCAAGAGAATTTGTTAGAGCAAATGAAGACCCATTATTCAAGTATCACGGTGGCACTCATAAGATTGCGTTTTGTGTTGATGATTTGGTTACAGAAAGTTTATTAGATGACGACTATGAATTTTCTTATGACGAGTACGCCAAGATATGGGCAACAGGTTCAATCAGTACAACATACTATCTTTACTAATTATATTAAATATCCGATTATTAATCCAATTATTAAAAATATAAACTCTTTTCTTTTAACTATTTCCCATACACCTATTAGTGGCACTACTACCACCAATCCGATTACAAGTGCTATATTTTTAATCAAAAGGATTTACTCTTGACCACCAACTCTCTGGTTCAGGATTCTTATCTGCCTTTGAAGTTATTGTTGTTGGTGCTGTATTTGTATTGTTTTGATTTTGTGATACCGTATTGATAACTACAGGTTGACCATTACCACCACCAGCAGTTTCAGCGACAAGGTCATCTTTACCACTAAAGAAATTACCTATCTTATCAAAGAACCCGCCACCTTTCTTTTCTATTTCAGGACCTAGTCCCATTTCATCTTCTGCCTGTTCAAACGAACCTTCGTATGGTCCACCATCAGCAGTTTTTCTTGGTCCTGCGTCTGACTTTTCTAACAAGTCTATATTGATACCAGGTACTTTATTAATAAGTTTGATTACACCATTGACCATATCTTTGAAACCATCAATTAAAAAATCACCTACAGCAGATAGTCCATCTTTAATACCATTCCATATCTTTGTACCTAGGTCACTTAAATAATCTAACGCAGGCTGTATTGCCTCCATAAGTTTATCTTTTATACCACCAAAGAAGTCAGCGATTGCTTGTAGTTTATCTGTAATAACCTTTAACATTTCTTGCATTTTCTTTTTGAAAAATGCGCCAAACTCTTTTACTTTATCACTTATCATTGTACCAAACTCTACTATACCATCTTTGATTGCGTGAAATTTAAATAGTATAACGGTAAAGATTGCGATAACAGCAAGTATACCAAGTACCCATAATGCGACTGGTAACAACATTGTCAATAGAGCGGCACCTAATAGTTTAAGTGATTTAATTGGTGTCATCAATGCCATACCAAATGCTTTAAATGACTTACCAATATTCTTTGTCATTTCACCTAGTTCCATAAATGGACCTACGATACTATCTTTGATTGCAAGAAACTGGTCAGCGATACCTTGTATTGCAGGATTACCTTCACCTATTCCTGATGGTGTATTGGTAGGGTCACCTTGTAATCTCTCTTGTTTTTCTAATATTTCTTTTTGTAATTCTTGTACGACTATTGATTGTTCTAATACATCTTGCTGTGTAACACCACTCGTAGGATTAGATAAGTCTCTTTGTTTCTTAACTAGTAACTCATTCTCTTTGATAATTTGTTTTTCATCTTTGAGTAATTGTTTTCTTTCTTCTCTTATTTCTTGTTGTGTTAGTACAACTGCCTTTGCCCCACCTTCAGCAGTTTTATCTAATACAGCGACCACACCTTGTTCTCTTAATGCTTGTACTTGTTTCTCTGCCTCTACTAACTTAATTTCTCTAGTTCTCAATGCGTCAGCAAGAGATTGCATATCAGCAGGTACTTTCTTCATACCATCTGTTAAATCATCTACAGACATATTCAACTCTTTCATACGGTCAGCAAGTGTATTCATTTGCTTATCTACCATTGAAGGACTATTAGTAAATGCGTCTATTGTTTCTGCAACTAACTTATTTAATTTAGGTTGAGTTGATTTAACAAGACCATTAATTGCTTGTATAGATTTACCAGATATTATTTTAAATATCTTTTGTATCTCTTGTACATTTGCTTCTGCTAGTGTGGTTGCGGCCATTCTTATTTACCTTTTGCTCTACTACCTGTATATAGACCAAACCAGGCAGCACCAGCACCTACAACGATACTGACTAACCCACTTTGTTCCATAGTTGGTGATTGTAATGCCATATACCATATTACTACTTTGTATAGTAAAAAGATATATGTTGAAATAAACACTCTAGGGAATATTCTCCAAGCGTCAATGGCTCTTGCCATATGAATTATCTTCGCATAGGGATTTACACCTAGGTCTTTGATAGAAGTATCAACTTCTAAATCAACTTTAATTTTCTGTTTAGGTTCTGCAACCTTCACATCTTTTACATCTGCCATCTTATCCTCTCTTAGCGTTTTGTTCTCTTTTACGCTTATCTTTTTCATCTTTTAAATGTTTAACTAATAGACCAATATATACTTCTCTTTCCCAAGGTAGCATATTTTCAATCTCTCTCAAACTATATTTATGATGATGAATTAACGCAAAGTTATTTTCGTAGTACGCCTCTAGGCTTTCGTGGGAGAGGCAGATACGAAAAAATCATTTAAGCCAGAAAATGTAACCTCTGACTTCTTCTTGGTTTTCGGATTTTCAACCTCAACCGTATGTCTCAATTTAGGCATTTCATCAAAGAATTTTCTTATCTTTGTAAATTGCTCTGTGTTCAGATTATTAAAGAAATCTGTAAGTTCAGCCTTTGAAGAATCCTTTGACTTATAAACCTCATCGCCTTCATAGATGTAGTCAATGCAATCAATAATCGTATCAAAGATTTTTGTAACATTTTTCTCTATATCTACGCCCATTGGGACGGTGCTTATTGTCGGATATTTCAAGACTATACCTAACTTTCTATCTTCATCTAACACAACATTATTCGTATGTGCGTCATCTACTTGTACTTCAACTTTTGTTAAGTCAATCTCAACTGGTATTAGTGTAACCTTATCTTTAGGACAGAATACTCTAAACTCTGCAACTTCACCGATAGATTTTGCACGAATATTTAAAAACAAATACTCTAAATCAAATAACGGCATATCTTTGGCACTAACGGTACCAAAGGTACAAGAGTTCACTAAATCTATTACTGCGTTTTTCATCTGCGTATCATTCGCTTCTTCTAACGCCATCATTAAGATTTTTTCTTCTTTAACAAGAAAAGGTCTATACTTCACTTGTTTGTCTTCTGACGGTAAGGTCAATTCATATGTTGGGACTTCAATTTTTGGTAAAGCCATATTATTATTTCCTCATTGTTTAGTATTATATATTTAGGGGACCAAACTTGAATGGTGGCATTACTCTGCCTCCTGTTATCTTACCTATTGGGAAAGACCTCTTCAAGTTTTGTAATACTCCTTCTCCTGCTCTTCTCAATTCAGGTGGCAGTTTACTCAAAAATCCTTCATCACCTGCTTTCACCACTGGATTACTAAATTGTGATTGTCCTATGTGAAATTTGTTTTGTTGGTCTAATGCAAAGTTCAACCAGTATCTATATTTAAAGTCTACTGAAAATGTTTGAACCTCACTAGTTTCTGAAGAATATTCTAACGGACCAACTTTAATAGGATATGCTTCCCATAGTCTGACACCATAAGTGGCACCGTCTCGTTCTTGCGTACCAGGGTCACTTCCCATTTGTAAAATATTAATTGGTGCAACATACTCATCGTAATAAGCATAGTTATGTGTCATATTTGAAAATGCAGTTTTCTGCCACATTTCAAAAAATATTCTTTCTCTTACATATTTGTCTGCGTAAAATGTCATAGAGACATCTGCCATTTCATAATCATAAACGATATGTCTAGCAGGTCCATTATGTTTTACTGCCTTTGTCTTCATACTTCTTTCAGGCATTGTAACTGATTGAACAAATGCTTGTACTCTTCTTTGCAAGTTCGCCTCGTTACCATATCTTCTTAAATCATTACCGTGTACCATACCTTCGCCACCTGGTACTGAACCACCAAAGTCCATACCACCTGATATCTTACCACCTGTAGGTAGTTCAAAGACAACATAGTATTTTGACTTACGAGCAAAACCTTCTGCCTCGTTTACATATGATTGATAACGACCTATTGTAGTAGCAGGATTACCACCTGCTCTCTGTTTAAATCGTGGGTCTCGGTTGATATTATCCATAGAACGGTCTCTAGGAATACCAATTCTGATATCCATACCGCCTATTCTTTTACCGCCTCGTAATATTGCCATTAAACACTCTTTCTTTTATAGTCTTCTATCGCTGCCTTGATTGCGTCTTCAGCCAATACACTACAATGTATCTTAACTGGTGGTAACGCAAGTTCTTCAGCAATATCAGAATTCTTAATCTCTACTGCATTATCTAAAGTTTTACCTTTTACCATTTCTGTAACTAATGATGATGAAGCAATCGCACTACCACAACCAAATGTTTTAAAACAAGCGTCTGTAATAGTATCATCTTTAACTTCAATCTGTAACTTCATAACATCACCACAAGCAGGTGCCCCTACTAGACCTGTACCAACACTAGGACTATCTTTATCCATCGTGCCTACATTACGAGGGTTTTCGTAATGGTCAATTACTTTATCTGAATAAGCCATAAGTCTTCTCCTATTCTAAAATTAATTTCTTAATCGTAATACTTCCGTCTATGTTCTTTTCCAACTCTGCCTTACTACGAATACACTTGTATTGTATACTGCCTTTTTCTTTAAGTTGCCTCTCGGCCACTCTTTTACCTTTAAGGCATTCCGACATCGTATCTTGGATTCTATGCTCCTTGATTTCGTGGTCTATAAACATTAACAAAGCAACTACTACCTCTACCATAAATCTCCCTAATTATGATTACCGTTTGTATACTTCATATCTCTATCAGCGTCTTTTAGTTTTTCAATACTATCTATCGCCTTGTTCACTTGTTTTTGTAAAAACTCAATGTTTATTTTATTATTTTTCATTTCGTCTAGGTGTTTCTCTACCTTCTCCACAGACTTATATAAATCCTCAATCAACATAAATTGCTCGGCGTCAGCAGGTAAACTACCCATTTCGCCTCTTGGCCATTTAATTCTAAACTCTGTATTTTTACTCAAATCTCCTTCAAGCATTTCTATTGCTTGTATTAAATCTTTTTCTTGTAATTGTGCTTTAGTCTCTAAATTGGTTACTCTCTGTAATACACCGAAGTAAGCCCAGACGCCGACACTAACTGCCGCTATGATGGCTAATAAATTCTTCATCGGCATACTTACAGCAGTAGTATCCGATATGTCTAATCTTTTCATAACCCCCTTTGGTTAATATTTTCTACTTTTGCGATGATTACTTCCTCGCATATAATGGTCTCCAGGTTCATAGTTCCATTTCATTCCGTGATGTCCTCGTATATCAGCATACCACATTCTGCATTTTACTATCACCATTCTCCATAATGTTCTCTTCGCCACTTTCTTATATTCCTCGTCTACTCCTACTCCATACCGTTGTCGCAGGTTGTTTTCTGAATTGTTGCACAGGCAAGTATACAGCCAATGCGGCTTCTGTTGCGTCAATTCTTAAAAAATTACTTCTCACTTGCTTATACAGATATTTATGTAGCGTAGGAGCAACCATTGGTATATTCTTAACACTATCATAATTAACTTGATATTTGGTACTCTTCTTTAACATATCACCTGACAAGAAGGTATCTAGTCTCTGTAGAAGAGTAAATCTCATTGCAGGTGGTAAATAGTGAAAGTTCATACCTATGAAACCACCAGGTATCGGGTCCAAAGGTAATACTAAAGGAAATGTATCGTAATAAGGTAAAGTCTTTTTGAGTTTTGGGTCATAGAAAAATAGATTTAATCTACCACCAGATGGTCTACTGATAAGTTGACCACTCCTCATTAAGTTTCTTGCTTGAACCTTGTCGGCAATAGATGATACTGCTTTACGATACCAGGCACCAGACTTCTTGGTGTCTCCTTGTTTCTGTACTAATGGGTCTAATATTGAAATGGCCATAACGCTTATATTTATATCAGAAATGACAAAGGGCACCAGAAAGGTGCCCTTTGCTTTAAGTTAATGTAGGAAAGAGAGAGATTATTCGTCTTCTGCGAGTTTTGAAAAATACGATAATGTATCATCATCATCGTCAACGCTTTTAGACGCCTCATTAACTTGACCGACTGCGGCCTGTTTAACAGGTGCAGGACTACTAGTAGTAGGTGGGAGGTCTATCTCACTAGCAGTTTCGGTATTCTTTGAACCAGCAATCACACGATTGAATTTTTCCCTCAAATCGTCATATGATTTAAAGTTACTAGTTTCAAGGAATGGTTTTAATGGGTATTGTTTTCCCCATATTTCTTTGATAGTGTCATCGTTATCTGCAACTGGTGTAGGTGCTTCAAACTCTGACTTGTCGTAGTTCCAGAAACCATCTACTTTTCTAATCTTCAATTTGAAGTTAGCACCTGACCAGAAGTCAAATGGGTTGATAGGTTTCTCATCTTCAAACGCAGGATTCATCGCCTCTGTAATCTTATCAAAAATCTTTTTACCGAATTTAAATAAGAAGACTTTACCTTCGTTCTCTGGATGTTTAGGGTCACTTACAACATAGATGTTAGAATAGTAAGATAATTTTCTTTTTCTCTTACGAGCAATTTCCTTATCACTATCTACACCTGTATTCCATAATATTGTATTCTCTTCTGACACAGGGTCTTTCTGACCTAGTGTAGTTAAAGAGTTCTCAATATACCAACCACCTGGTCCTTGAAAAGCGTGAGACCATACTCTTGCCCACGGCATTTCTTCCGTTCTCGTTGCAGGTAGAAAACGCAATACTGCATAACCATTACCAGTTTTATCTAGTTCAGGTTTCCACAATCTGTCGTCTTGGTATTTGTTCTTTGATTTTTCGTTATCCTCAGGATTGAGGTTACTTTCAATCTGTTTTGAGATTTTATCAAAATTAGATTGACTATTTTTTAGACTTTCAAAATCCATAATTTTCTCCTTTGTATGTATTTCGTATTTGTATTATTGTATTTGTATTTTTGTATCATAATATAAAAAGTTATTCACTATAGTATTTATACTTCTTTTTAAACTTACTATAACCTTTTATCCAATCTTCTCTACACTCATTCGGGAGACTTCTCTCTCGTAATTTGTGTTGCCATTTCAGACAAAGATTGATAATAATATCTAAAAATTTATATACCATTCTCTTAATATAACAAATTCAGGCGCCCTTGTCAAGCACCTGTCTCATCAATATGCACCATAATATGCCTGAATTAGTCCCATTGTAAATATTGCAAAAGCGACTAAATTCAATGAAGTTAGGGCTCTATCGTGCCATAACATTCCAACAACAAACCACCCTAATACACCTACGGCGTGAAACCATAAGTTCATAGGATAAACATCTGTCGCTGTTAACACCATTCCTATCAAAACTATGAATGATGAAACCCATTTAATGTACCAAGATAAATCACCCTTTGGTGTTACCTTTTTAAAAACTCTAGTACTATTTAATTCTTTTATTTTATCGTCAAGTTTCTTCTTGTATTCTTCAACCATTTCTATTACCAATTAACACTTCCTTTACTACCAATTTTGTCTCTGTCTTGTTGTAGCGTAAAAATGGGGTAAACTTTTTTATTCGTTTAGAATATACTGACCACACTACCTTTTCAGATATTTCTCTATCCCAGCGTTCAATGAATCCCAACAACTCTTGAAAGACGACAAAAGTTTCGTAACTAATTTTTTTGGAAAGGAGAAGTTTGAAAAACGGTGGATGTTGTCCTCTATTAACCAGAAACAAATCATCAAAATTAATCCTATTCCTATCCAAGTAATCATTAATAACGCCACACTCATTCCTAAACATATAACTAAAACTATCTTTACGCTTTCTATAAGAAAGGTAATTATCTTTACCATCAGACTTGGCAAGGTTTCCAATCCAGGCCTTATCTTTGACCAGAAAGTTTGCAACAAAGAAGTCAACTGCCTCTTCTGCATTATATTTTTTAGATAATTTGTGAAAGAAGTATCTATCATTTCGTTTAGTAAAAGTATCTAACTTACAATTTACTTTGCCACCGTAAGTTATAAAATCATATGTGTCGGTTGTAAAGTGTAACTTTATTCCCAACCATATTTTGAATACATCAAATCCTCCATACATTACAAAGGCAACTCTGAAGTTTTAGGTAATAGATTGAGCGCCTGGCACTCTAATGCAACCTTCTCCTTTAATGCCTTATTAATCAGCGGACCTACCGTTGATGTATCTATATTTCGTTCTTCACAATAAGACACTATGGCGTCCATATAGGTTATGCCTTTGTGGTCTTTCTTGTAAGTTTCTATTTCTAAGCTAAATTGTTTTGAGTTCATTTATACACTATATCATTATCAAGTTGGTTTGTCAAGCACTTATCTCTTTTCCTGTAGGGAAAAGTTTCTCTTGTTCTTCTTCTGTCAATTCTGCACAACCTATTTCAACAATCTTCATATTAGTCTTACCCTCTTGATTAAGATAATCCGTAAGTCCAATATACAATCCTTGATAGTTTTGAGTTACGAAAGCCATACAATGGTCTAACTTCTGAAAGTTATAAAATTGATGTGTCTTTGGTTCTATTTCGTTTGTCTCTATGTTCAAAAGCATAGCGACAATTACTATCATTTTTTCCATTTCTCTTTCCCTCTCTATCTGAAAGATGTGGTGTTTCTGTTGCCAAGTACACCACAAACTCCGTTGCCTAGTAATTAGGCAGCAAGGGCTAAGTCTCCTTCGCCGTTTATAATGCGTTTAAGTTCGCCAACTATTAATCTCCTGTAGTCTTTACTCGTCTGTCAATCCTAACACACCCCCCATAAAAACATTATTGACAAAGGTCTTCATATCTGAATTTACCATCTGGTTTCAGCGTATGAAGTCTATGTTTAGAACCATCTTGATTTAGTTCTCTAACTATATTTTCTTTAATGCACAATTGCCATAAAGATTTAATATATTTAAACATAGTATACTCTCCTCTAATGTGTTTATGGTGGAGGTGTTGGGAGTTGCACCCAAGTCCAGTCCGTTTATTACCCTACCATCAACGATTAATTCTTTGTGATTTTATTACAATCTTCTTTGTTTGCCTTTAATGGTTTATCTTTTTCGTGTATCCAAACATATGAATATACAACTTCAGAGCCATTATCGTAACATTTCTTACCAAATTCTATTGCTGGTTTATTAATGCCACAAGCAGTTACTAAACCTAATACAATTAATAAGTTAAATATTATCAAAAACCTTTTCATAATTTTCCTTTCATTCAAGGTTAATTCTTAACATCTATCTGACCGACTTCTGTAAAATCAAAAATCGTGTAGATAATACATTTATCCATACCATTAGGTGTTTCTACGGTTGCAATCATAGTTCCATTATCTTCGTGTTTGTAACCTAGTATTGCGAATACTTGTTGGCCATCTGGTACGCCACCTGCTCTACCAAAACCTACTGATACAGGTTGATAACCACTTTCACCTAAAAATGTTTCAACTTGGTCGTATGGACCACATAATATTGGAGCGTCTGCTGGGTATAAAAACTCTGGTGGGTTAATACCAAACGCTTTTGTTACATAAAACATTGTCATCACGAAAGTACATAATAACATTGTTCTCTTAAACATTTTTCTTCTCCTATGAGAAGACTTGTCTATTTTTGATTGTCTAATTGTTTTGTCTTCTCTTCGTAATATTTATAAAAAGTTTGGATACTTTTCTCTAGTTCTGCGACATAATCTTTTGGATTTTTTATCCACTCTTGTATAGAACCATCTTCACCTGAAATCAAAATAACGATTTGTTCTATGGGTGTACCAAATATCTCTTCATACATTATTGCATAAGCAGTAGTTTGTAAGAAGTAATTGTCTACCCAATCTTCAATCTTTTCTTTGTTAGCAGTTTTGAAATCTATAACAGATAACTTACCTCTATATTCTGCAACACAATCAACTTGGCCTGCAAGTGTAAGTTTCTTACTATACATTATATCTTCAATCAAGTGTACATTATCAATATTATCAAGATAAGGTTTCATCAATCTGAATAGACCTAAAGGTAATACTGACCTTTCACTAGGTGCCTCACCTTTTAAATAGTTCTCTACTAGATTATGTGTTGCCTTACCACGATTAGCGGCTCTTCGCATTTCAAAGTTAGCGACATCGTTACCTATACTTTCACGCCACTTTTTTAAACCTTCAGTTTTACGGATACCTAGAATTGAGGTAACTGATGGATAGTTGTGTCCATTTACTTCGTAAAAACGAACACCGTTTTGTCTACGACCTTTTGTATTAGGTAGTAGGTCTTTATTCAAGTCAACAAATTTAAATTCTTTAGCCATTATATTCTTCCTTTAGTCATTTTAATCATTATAGTACATTACAACTCACTTGTCAAGCACCTATACGCCTTTATTGGCATACATTTTTATCAAGTCTTCTGTTTCAAACTCGCCAAGCGTTCACTCGGGTTTATACTCTACATATTGAGTTTTACCTTGGTCATTTCTAAATGCTCTTAATGTAGATTTTCTATTATCAGTAGCACTCTTATATGAGCAATGTATCCACCCACTATTCGGTTCATCGGGTTTGTGGAATTCCAATATCAATTGGTCATAATCTAGGTTATCAATAATCCACTTCGCCAGTTCGGCATTTGCCACTCCAAAGATTTCAAAATCGGCCGCTTGGCCTTTGGCGTGCTGTGAATTTTTACTTGAGCCGATTGCCTCGCAAAGGTCTTCCGAACGGAACCCACTAGACACCGTAACTGGTGTTGCATAATGGTCCCTTACTGGTTGTAATATATTTTCACACAACTTTTGTAGTGATGTAATCTGGTCATCGTTAGGGTTGTTATTAATACCCTTACGCTCTGCCGTTTGTGAAGCAGTCATTTCTTTTAAACTAAAATTCTTACTTAATTTCATTTAGATTATCCTCTCGTTAACTTTAGTATCTTCTCAATCTGTGCCTTGATAATTGGACCTCTGTTTGGCCAATGAATATAAGGCTCATCTGTTTTAGATAGATTGTAAAGAAATGGTAATATTATCTTTTCTAAATCTTTAAATCTAGCAGTTGTCTCTTCGTCTGTTATCTCTTTCGTAATAGTGTCTTTCTCTGCCACTATCTGAAATATCTCATTCATAGCAGACTTAATGCTTGAGACATCTTTCTTTAAATCTTTTAATTCATCTGTACTAGCAATCTTACTAGTATCTATCGTAGGTGTAGAAGGCGCCTCTGCGGCCGTTCCTGCAATACCCCAATCATCATTAAGGTCAAAACCTCTCATATAATCTGGTATATCTTTACTCATCATCTACCTCCGTTTCTTCTTTTTTAAAACTATCAAAAGCGTGTCCTTTAATAGAGTTACCTGTTTCTACTTGCACTCCAATATCAACTACATTATAAGCAATACTATAAGAATTCTTACTTGCAACTGCCGTACCAATACTACCTACAGAGAATAGGTTTGTAAGACTAGCACTACAGCCAGTAGTTAAAAGCAATATTAGTATTATTAGTATTCTCATTTGATAATTTTATGTTTCTTTAATACTTGTCTTGTCTTAATTTCTTTTGTGGACGCTTTACCATATCGTTCTGCCATAGGTGTGCCTGGGTTTCTTTCTGCAATTTTTGATTGCACTTCTTTCCACCCACCATCATTTTTGATACCACCTGTTCCACTTATTATATTTATAGTTGTGATTTGTTGCTTAATGTGTTTATTCTTTTTAAGGTATTTCTCTTTCTCTGAAATACCCATAAGTTCAGTAAACTCTTTGCCTGTTTTAGTATTTAAAAATGAATATGTTGGCATTATTTTAGACTTAAATGATATTGTACTTGACTAGTTACTTCTGCCATTTCTTCTAGTATAGACATTATATCTTCAAATTGAGACATATCATTTTTTTGTGTAATGTCATATGAAGTTTGTGAAATGTCTTGAGCATATTGTACAATCTCTGAAACCGTATGAGCGGTGTCTTGATAATTTTGTATTGTGTTTTGACCACTCTCAATATGTATTCTACGATTTTGATTACCTTGCCAAGTCTCTACAAGTTTATCATTAAGTACATTTAACTTATTGTAATACTCGCCAAGTGCTTCGTGTTCGGCATAACTTTTTGTCTGCCAGTGTGCCATTTGCATATTATTTAAAAATACTATGGTCTTGCCTATTAATGTTTCTACCATCATAATTTATCCTTCTAATGTGTATCTTGATTTATAAAAAACTCTTTATTAATTTTATTAAAATCTGTTAGAGCATTCTTTTCTTTTTCTTCTGATTTAGGTTTGTATGTTGCAACTTTAAAAGCGATAAAGAAACCACCTATTGTACAAGTCATACCTATAACCAAAAATAATAAACCGTATTCTAAATTAAACATTTAAACCCTCCAGATACCATACTGGTGCAGAACCAGGATGGGACCATCTTGCAAAATCTTTTTTCTTCATAATATAATACCTACGGTATGAGGCAACTACATCAATAACACCATCAACAAATACTTTACATTCATCTGGCATTGCAGGTGTTGGTAATGTACCTATCTTATTTAGTGGAGAGTTTAATGGTGGTGTTGATAACAATTCGCCTAGCAATTGAAACGATTTATGACCATAAGGTTTGTTCTTTGGAAATCTTTCCATAAACTCATCGTTCAATGCCTTGAAGTGTTTGTACAACCAGATATAGTTATATGCACTTTCCATAACCCATTGTGTACTAGGGTGACCTAACCAACCTGCTTTGTAGATAATTGCTTCTTCGTTGGTATTAGGTAGTCGCCATCTTTTAATGTCTCTACCATTCTTTGTCTTTGCCATATACAACTCACCGTCTGCAACTCTTTTAGCAGTACACAACATTTGAGCACTCTCTAAAATCATCTTAACGATATGTTTATCACACGCCATCTTGGCGGCGATAATAGGGTCTTTGTCTAATACAAATATATTCACTAGTTCAACCTCACTTGTTTACCATACTTCTCAACTAACTTGTTGTATGTGTTAGTCCAGAAATCATCTGCCCAACTACCAGGAGTAACTCTTGATAGTGCCGTCAGACAATTCTTCTGTAATCTTCTCGCATTATTTTTAATCATAGTATTCATAATATCACTTTCTGTCATCGTTGTCAAGCATTGATTTAGTCAATGTTTTGTCGTTTTCTCTCACCTTATCGGGCATTTCTTTGACTTCTGTAGCATTCCAGTCTAAAACTTGGTCCATTTTAATCCGTATCTCATCGGGGTCAAGACCCATTGCCCTTAATTCTTTATTACCTAGTATCTGAAAAAACTTCTCATAGTCTTCGTTTGTTAGTCTTTTGCCTGCTAGTTTAGTAAAGAAATCTTTATAATTCTTAATCTGTTTTGACGCCTCTTTATGTTTCTCGTTCTCTCTTTTAATCTTTAAATCAAGTTGTCTTAATGAAATCTGTTTCTTCTTTTGTCTGCCTTTCATAAAGTCTGCAAGAGATATGTTGGCGGCAATCAATAGTAATACTGCCAATGGGTCAAATACAAATATCAATACAATTATAACCCACCTTACGGCCTCGTCAAAATAGTCTTTTGCATTATCACCATATATTAATTCTGCGATATATTTAAGAGGTCCTACTTCTGCCTCTATCTTTGATTGTTCTAATTCTAAATTCTGTCGTTCTAACATATAGGTGTCAATTTTAGTCATTGCACCATCTATAATTAGATTTAATTCTTCTCTTTCTGCTTCTTGTTTTCTTCGTTCTCTTAAACCTCTTGTTGCATAATCATTTTCAAGATATACTTCAATTGATTTATCAAGTTGTACTAAAGTCTTTTCTGCTCTTGATATAGTTCGTTCTTCTTGTAGTATTCGTTTATCAATTAGTTCTACTTTTGCAACATTACTAGAAGTCGGTGTTACTTGGTCCAAGTGTGCCTTTGATAGAAAACCAAAGATACCCATACTCGTTACAAATACTAGCACAATAACAGAAGTTGTCAAGTAGTATTTTATTGTCTTCGGTAAGTTTTGATTTTTCCAGTTTTGATACAACCAAGAGGCAGTTACAAGTTTACCTACTTCTAGTACACCACCCATAATCATTATAGGTATTTTTGCACCACTAAAGATTGCGGCCAGACCAAGTATACTATACAAGGCCGCCACGGCGGATATACTGATTGCAGATAAAAATGCTATTATTCCCATATTACTTCCTCATTACTATATATTCGTAACCATCAAGATTAGTCAACTTCTTTTGAGCAAATACTAGGTCTTCTCTATCTAAAAAAACTCTCATCTTTTTAAATATCTTTGCAGATTGTCTACCTGGAAAACAAGACATTACATCTTTCTGCCAGTTACCTGTGAAGTAAGTTTTTCTCTGACCTCGCCTTAATCGTTCTATTGTTAAAAAAGATTTCTCTATTAGATTTTTGACATAGGGGTCCATATAGGGTCTATTGTCTTCCTTGATATTATTATAACTTTCGTTTTCCCAATTGTTAGGTCTCATTATATTTTCTCCTCATACTTTCGTATTTTTTTGATTATCACAATGACCCTTTTCGCATAGTCAGGCGTTGTAGAAAACTTATCAAGAGTTGTAATTAGTTTTGTACTATCTAAATCTCCGCCATCTGCCAACATTTGTGTTCGCATTTTACGGAATTTCTCATAGGCAGGGTGTTCGTTCATAAGTCTAATATACTCTTTTACACTTTCACACTTACTAGCGAATATTCGCACACCCCAACCAGGCCACTTCTTTTGGTTCATACTCAAAGGTATCATATGTGGAGTATCTTCGTTCCAAGTTCTTATACCGAATAGATTATTACCATCCATAGCAAATCTACTTGTACCCCAACCACTCTCTAGGGCTGCCTGTGCCGTAATCATTTCGTAAGGCACTCTAAAGACCTCTGCTGTTTTGAAATTTAAATAGTCAATACACTTATGTGTCGCTCTTACAAATTGTGTATCGTTTGTATAACTAAATTCTGGTTCTCTCAAATCTAACGCTTGTAAATCTGAAAGATATTTTTCTTCGTATTTCTTATCTAATTTATTCTCAACCCATTCGTTAGGATAAAATGTACCACTAGCAAATATTGAAAATGCAATTACTATTGTACCTAATATTCTCTTTGACCAAGTCTTTAAAGACGAATATCTTGGTATTGATTGTTTCACTCTCTTTATCATTATATACCTTTCGCCGATTATATCATATCAATGCCTGCTCTTTTCATTATCGGCTTAAATGAATAGAACAATTTATTGTGATTACCTGTATCACCAGCATTTCTCATTTGATACAGATGGACCATTTCGTGTGCCAATGTATCAATAAACTCTTTTTTATTTTTGTACTTCTCGCACATTTCTAAATGAAATACACTAGTACCTTTTCTTTTCCACTCCCATTGTGTTACTTGTCCATAACACTTTTGTGGTTTTAAATCTTTTATTACAATCTCGTTGAACGGTGCAAGTTTACCGTCAAATACTGCCTCGTTTATCCAATTGAATATTCGTTTGATATCTTTGTAAGTAGTCTTATATTGTCTAGTATGCTCATATTCGGACTTCACACGCTTTTTAAGCGTTGCATACCTAACTGATTTAGGTTTTTTCTCTCTTGCCATTGTCTCTCTCTCTATTTGTACTTGTTCTTATTCTTCCAGTCAGTATATTCTAAATGGGCATACATAACAATAGAGGCAAAGATGATTATCCAAATTTCTTTAGGTGCGATACTATACATTACTGATAGCACATCATTCACCTTCGTTACAAGTTCTATCATAAACTCCTTACTCTGGTTTCTTGGTTAATGCTTCTTTATACTTCTTATCAATCCCATTAACTCTTATTTCAGCGGCAAGTCCTTCTAGTATTGCAGGTAAATGCTTTTCTAAAGTAAAAGTTATATCAATTGCCATCTTATGAACCAATGTCTCTAGTTCAGAAGACAACACTTTCTTATGGTCAATGTTACCGTTTATCGTCTCTTTAATTATATGGGCGCCAGTTGCTATGGCTTTATCGTCTGCTTTTGCATATTGCATAGTCAAGTGTAAACCTACACCTACCATCCATATGAAAACAATGATACCCACAAAGGTTTTTATCACATTATACATTATATATTAGACCTCTCTTTCATTATGTATTTATTCTATCAAATTCGGGTACTAATGTCAAGCGAAAAATGAGGTTTTTTTAGGGTAAAAACCTCGTAAAACCGTGTGTTTTATGTCTCAATTTTGACAAATTCATCATTCCAGTTAAATGCTTCTTTTACTACAGCGGCCGTAAGACCCTTATATGCGGTATTCAGTTTCCCTGCAACCACATTTAGAAGTAGTATTGCCTCGTCTTTATGGAGACCTTCTAACATTTGTATGAATAGTGTTTCTTTCTTAACTTTAGATAAGTTCATATCTGCACCTTTTACAAAGTGCCAAAGTCTTTTCGCTTCTTGGTCAAGATATGTATGTTCAGTACCTAGAGGTGCTTCGTTCTCAATATATGGTGGGTTACCTTTTGGTAAGTCCCATAATATTTTAGGGTCAAAAGCGCCTTTCAATACTTGTCTGAAAGCAGGACTATCGTATTGTCTTAATACTTCTACTTTCTTTGTCTTGTCTTTAGCGTTATTTACTTTAGTTAATATTTCGTGATAAGTCAACACCATTGAAGATGAAGTTTTGGCAGCGTTTTGCAACGCTCTATTTGCCAGATTTGGATTTGTTTGTTGTTCAGCCATTATATTTCCTCAATATTGCAATATTAAAAATCATTGATATTTTCAATTAATGATTTAAGTTTAAAAGTCATAAAGTACGGTAATAGTTTGGACCTACTAGGTACTTCATATTCAGTATAACTATTTATAATAGTTTCTTCCAGCGAATTTGGTATTAAAGTCAAGTCTATCAACTTCTTATTCCTGTTATAATACTTCTTGGTTTCGCTACCCAATGGTATATTTTCAATATCTGCCCACTCTTCTAACTTCTTTTTAGTGATTGGACTTTGTTTTGTCTTCGTTATAAAGACATCATCAGGTGACAATATGTTAGGAATACCATCGCTTCTATCACCTTTTATAATCTGCTCGTGTAAGTATCTAGTCGGATTGTCTTCTACGACCATCGTCTTTTGTATTGGTGCATATTGACTTACATTACTATACTTCTGTAATTGTTTAAAGTCTTTGTCACCTGATATAATCAGATACTTGTCTTCTGTTTGCAACTTAACTATCGTTGCGATTATATCATCTGCTTCTGCATTGTCTACAGAAATTACTTTATACGGAAAGTTTTGAGATATCTCTTCCTTGATTTCCCATATAAGATTAAATAGTATATCCCAATCATTTGTGGACTCCTCTCTACCTTGTTTACGACTTGCCTTGTATTGTGGAAAAAACTCTCGTCTCCAAGGGTTGCCACTATCACAAGCAAGTACTAAATCTTTACCATACTCGTTACCAAATTTTACAACATAACCTCTCAAAGAATTACAGACCATATGTCTGACCATTTCTTTGTTTGCTTCACCTTTTTTAGTACCGTTGTATGATACTCTATTCATTTGTACCATTAGATTACTAATCAGTACTTGGTGCATATCAACTATTATCATTATGTATAACTCGCCTTCACTACAAATACTAGTGCCAAGATAAAACATATTATTAATATATGATTACCTAAATTAAAGACACTCTTACCTACCGTGTTTGGATTTTTGGGGTCAATAAACTTCTTCATTAAAACATCGCCACTACTAATAAAAATGATATTAGTATTAATGTAAAAAATAAATAAACTTTTTCTTTTGGATTAGGTTCTAACATTCTTATCTCTTCTTCTTCGGAGCGAACCAGTTACCTACTTTCTTAAATCTACCCATAGGTACCTTCTGCCACCTGTCAATATTGTGACCTTTTCTATTAGTGTATTCTACTCTAATCTCTCTTGTACCCTCTGGTGCATTACCTTGCTCAGATTTAAATATCTTCTTAAAACTTAAACCTTCTTTTTCAACTGACCATTCTTTACCATCGGATAGTTTTACCTTTAACTTTCTAACTGAAGTAGTCTTGTTAAATAATTCACCGAAACCTGCTGTGCCTGTCATTATAATTTCCTTACTATATGCTTTCTCAATTCTTTTACAAAAAACTCTATCTTGTCTATACTAGCAATCAAGTTAGGGTCTGTAATATATTTTTCTTGGTCTTTTAATTTATCATAATCTCTTAAAGGTATAGTAACCATTGATTGTTCATTCTCATATGTATTATCGTGGTCTCTAGTATCTGGACCGTGGTTCATACCTGCTTCAATGTCTTTATCATCACTCATAATATCTTTCGTTAGTATGGGTGGGCGTCCGAAGACGCCCACTCAAAGGTTCGTTATTATGCAGAGTAAGCGACTTGCTTACCGAACACAGCAGTAATACCAGCGGCGATTACAGCCTTACTTGGTGTTCCTACTCTGTAAGAAACGCCTTTTGAAGACCTATTCTCATAAATCATCATTCCTTCGTTTCTCAATTTACCTACCATAGCGGCAGGTGATTTAAGGTCAAAAGTGTTCCTTAGAGTTTTCCAAGTTACATCGTTGCCTTTCGCAAAAAGATTTCTCACTTTTGCAGTTTTGCTAAGTTTAGTTCTAGCCATATTATTGTCTCCTTTGACAAAGTTAAAAATGTTAAACATTATTGTCTAACTCCTTTCAATGATTTTAATGTCTTATCTGACAACTTGCCACGGAAAATCGCATTATAATGGTTTGCCGTAGTCAAATTCTTATTGTTTATATAATAACACATTCTGAACATCCTGTCAAGCACTATTTTCTCGGCTCGTGATGATACCTGTCTGTATGGTCTTTTGGTAAACCATTAGGGTCATATGTCTCATCGTGTACTGCCATAGTTTCTTTTGGTGGTTGCTTCATTTCATATTTTAAGATAATATTACTCAATCTTTGAGCAGGCCAGTTCTTCTGTACCATTTCGTCTCTCAATTCTCGTAAATCTTTTAATATGTCTGTTATCATTTTGCTCTTTTACTTCTTTTAAGTAGGTATTCTGCTACTTTATAAATTCTATGTAAATTAGTAACCTTATCTTTCCAATGTTTCGCCATTAAAGGTTCTGCTATTTTTCTAATTGCCTTATGTTCTTTAGATTGTTTTACACCTTGCTCAAATACAGCACCACCAGAAGTCTTTGCTTCTATAAAACCAAATTCGTGTCTAATCTTTTCTGTCATCATTTTTCTGTATCACTCGGTGGACCATCGTTATCATCTGGTAAGAATACATAACTTGTTTTATCTTCTTCATTCTCTGTTTGTTCGTTATTATCAAAGTCAGGTCTAAATTCAAAGTCTTCTGTAAACTGAAAGAACCCATTGTTTCTATCGTTTAAGTCATCTGATACTGGTTTGTTTAAAGGTTTAGTTGTGGCAGAAGTTTCATCTGTCATATTTGCATATTCTATTCTTGCAGTAACTACGCCTGTCTTATTCATTCTTAATTTAACGGCGTCATCTACAACCTTTTGAATAGGGTGTTTCATATTAAATTGTCTGTAAAGTAATCCTCTGATAGCGTCCATTGATAACGCTAAGTCTTTTGTAAATACATCTTGTTTTGTGTCTAATCCCATTTGTACAAATCTTCGTACTAAATCTAATCCAATCTCGTCTGTTGCCGCCTCTACAAACTTCGCCGCCTGATAATCTCTCATCTTCCTGGTTGCTTTAGGGTCGGTTTCTTTTGGTTGGCGTACCATCTTATTCTCTGGAAACAAGATTATATTTTTGTACGCCTCGCCTGGTTTATTGTTGTCGTCTTCACTCATTTCTTATAGTACCTTTGAAATCAACTTTTCCAAGTTTGTTATAATATTCAACTAATTGATTGTAACCACCAACAAGTTCACCATCTATTTTAATTTGAGGCATAGACCTTACTTTTTTACCTATGTCTTCTATCATAGCGTCTACACTCTCAAATTCTTCCATCTTCTTTACTTCAAAAGATAGACCAAGGCCTTTTAACAAGGCCTTTGCCTTATCGCAATACCCACAATTATTCTTGGAGTATACGATTATATTATTGTTCTTCTTTTTTTCCATTTGCAGTATCCTCAACACTTTTGAAAGCGTCTGCGGCCTTGGACTTCAACTTGTAGGCGTCCACAACTTCTGCAATTGTGTAGTCATACATCTTGTTAAACTCACCAAGAGGTAATCTTAAACCTATCCAAGCACGATAGTAACCTTTTTTCGTTCTAGTTACTTCTTGAGCAAAGATTTCATACCCTCTTACAGGTGTATTTGCGATGATGTTAACCATTGCAGTTTCTACCTCTGTAACAACGGTCTTAACATTTGTCTTACCTACTTCTGTTACAAAGATTTTCGCTTTCTTATTCATTTCACCAGCGACAATATCTGCCATTTCTGCCTTGGCAATCAATTTTGCTTTTTCAATTGCAAGTTCTAGTGATGGAGATACAGAAGTACCAACTCCAAAGATACAAGTCTTCTCGTCATCTTTTGTCTTCCATACGCCATTATCTGCCCACATTGATATATCACAAGCATTCTTTTTATCAAAGTCTGCCATATACCATTTAGGCACTTCATTTACTATCTTGTCGCTCTCTTGCTTAATCTTGTAAGTCTTTGAGGAACAAGCGTTTAGTGTAATCGCCAATACGGCAATCGCACCTATTTTTATTATATTTTTAACCATTCTGTTTTATACTCCCAATTATACTATACAACATTTCGCTAAACTTGTCAATAAGCTGGTTTTCTTCAACATAGGCAACCACATCACTGGCCGTAGCACCTGTCATAATAATAATTAGAAGACCAAGAATAATAAGATTTTTCATCATTTTACCTTCTCTTCCATTGTCCTTCATTTGTTAAACACGCTCTTCCGAAGGATTTAAAGGCGTGTGAAGGTTGAGAATACAACCTACAATATTCTGGAGCATTCAAATCTTTATAATAAAAAGCGGCAAACAATTCCCAATAACCAGGTTTCTTTGCCTTTTCAAGTTCAATTTGCTTCTCCAATTCTTTTATCTTTTCTTTATCAGTTCTACCGTGTTCGGTATCTGCACATTCCATAATTTCTTCTTTAACAATAGTATTATCATCTAGTTCTTTAATCACAATCTTGATAAAACACCATTGTCCGTCTCTCTCAAATCTATCTAAAACTTTTGTATGAAGAACACCATTCTTTTCGTTCTCTTCCATAAGTTTAAGTTTCTTATTGACTTTTTCGTGTATATCATTTATATATACATTATCCACAGGTGCCGATTTAATCTGCATTACTTCGCCATCAAGTGGTTCTACTTTCTTCATCGTAAAAGTTTCTGCCTTTGCCCAATTCATTGATATCCAAATCACAACTAATAGTGATAAGATAAACAATACATAATCTTTTAGAGTTCGCATTATCTAATTAGACCTTTCTCAATCCATCTGCCATCAGGCATTTGACATACAACACCAAATCTAGTGTCTACATCTGTATCTGAAATACCTATCACAGGCCAAGATGATTTTATATTAAATGCACTTTCATATTCTTTACACATAAGTGGACCTTGAGCATAACTTCTATTAATCTTTATTGTTCCATTTGAACCTGTTTTGCTATTCAACCAGTTCGTATAACTTGCATTACCTGGACCATTGTTCAAGTGGTCTACAAATACTGCCTGGTGTAAATCATAATCACTTGCATATAATAACTCTGCACCTGCAAGAGCACCAACTACGGCACAACCAGCGGCAATGTATGGGTCTGTCCCAATCAATTCAACACAGGTCATCGCACCTGTGGCACCACCTAGTGTTGCACCTAAATGACTTCTGTTAAATTTAAACCCTTTAGTATTATTAACATCTACTCGTTCACCACCAGAAGCGTCTGGAAACTTATGTGCCGTACTACAAGCACCTAGTGAAATACTAATTAGTAAAATCAAAATTATTTTGTCTAATCTCATCGCATACCTTTTTGTTGTTTTCTGTTAATATTATTTTAAAGTCATTGACCGTATTGTCTACAACATATCTCTCATTCATATTGTTTTCTTTCCACCAGACCTCTGCCCTTGCGGACACAGGCCTAATAAGAAATGTACCATCATTATTACTCGTTAATTGAAAGTCCATTATTTACTCCCGAACCAACCCTTAATCGTATTCCAATTATTAGTTGATTGTTCTTTTGCAGACGCCCAAGATTTTGCCTGGTAGTCTTTCGTTTTCTCAACTTCACCTTGTATAAAAGTTACAAGTTTGCCTGGTGTCTGTATAATAGTGTTAGCAAACTCTTGCGGTGTAATTGTTTTGTTTTCTTCTGCAATAGTTGTTGTTGCAAACAACACCATCGCACATACTAAAAGTATTTTGTTCATACTTTCCTTCCCATTGTTGTAATATCAGCAATGTCTACAACTTGATAATTACCTTTGTTGTATGCAATACTGATTGTTTTACCTTCAGGTAGTTTAGGTTTAATAACCTCTCTTTTCGTTGCACCTGACACTATCCTGTTTGAACAAGGTAGTGATTTTCTATTAGAAGAGTAATCTGGAAAAGGATAACCTTGAAAGTTATTAATCACTTTACCATTACTATCTAAATTCACGCCGATAGACTTCAACCACTTGTTGTGATTTTTTCTTACTATCTCTAATCGCATTTCTCTAGTTAAGCAGTTCTTCTTTGTCTTTGCCATACTTCTTTGCCTCAAATTGTTTCTGGTCCAAGTAAGTTCTACCAAAGACTTTCATATAGAAGTGGTCTCTTGGATTAGGTGCCGACCAGGCGAATATCAAATTATCAAATTGTTTTTGAGTAATATGAACATCCCTCATCGCACTTGGATTTTCTTTTTTGAGTTGTTTCATTTCTTTAAGAAATTGAATACGGTTATCGTATTTTTCTTTTTTGCCTTTTTTATCTTTGGCGGCAGCGATTTTGAATTCATCGTGTACCATTTCTTTCGTGTAACTAAACGACATATTTTAGACCTCTCTCAATTGTTAGTGTTATAGTAACATAAATCTGATTACCTGTCAAGCATTGGATAATCGTTGATTTATAGGGTTTTCGCCCAAAAACGGCGCCGTAGGAGGGCGCTGGGGCGGCATTAGGGCATACCTGTGTATGTTTGTATACCATAAATTACTTGGTTTTCCTTGGTTTCTTGTTTCTTGCCTTTTTCACTCTGTTGGCAATACCTTCATTAATCATCTGGTTTCTTTTTCTTTTGCCAAATGGTAATTCCATCTGAGCATTCTTTTTCCAAAATCTTGTTTCACTTAATTTTAATTTCTTCTTTATCTTATCATTGTATTCTATTAGAAGATAAACAAAAGCACCACCTAATACAGATAGTACAAATAGACCTAATATTGTTTCAGTAAACATATATTCTCCTTTTAATTAAATGTTTTTATAGGGTCGTTTGCAAGGTCACCTATTGGCATTTTAGGTGCGTATTCTTTCTCAAATTCTTTGATTTCTTTTTCACGATAAGCAATACCTTCGTCAATGAGTTTAATCGCCATTGCCTGATTGCCAAGTGTCAATTCTTGTTTGATTTTTTTGAGTTCGTCTATTACGATTATTACATCAATCATTTCTTACTCCATCCAACTCTTATCTTCTATATATTCGTTTTTCTTAACTACATCTTTTATCTGCATAAAATAACACCAATTACTTCCAAAGGTAATTGCACCTGTGTAATCTAATTCAGTATCATATGTTTTTACAGAAGCGGCCGTATCTAACTCGGCAGCGATGTCTGTCTTTTCAGTAGCAATACCGATGTTAGTTATAACACCTTCTCTACCTTTTTCGTCTCTGATTGTATCACCAATATTAATTATCATAATGTATCCTCTCGTTAGTGTTTTGTTTTAAAAATATATTCTTTATCATATGAAAGACCTAAAGTATAACAAATATAACCTGTATCTTTCTCTTCTGTTAGACCTTCGGCGTCTAATACCCATTGAATAGCATTCTCTCTATCACTTGCGCCAAGTTCAAGATTTTTCTTAATCTGTTTTTCAAAGTTGTTATAGGCCTCTTTCTCTGCCTTCTCTTCTTGTTCCATTTCGTACTGCGCCACTTTACATAAATGTTCAAATTCTTTTTTAAGGTCATCGTCTGACATTTTAGAAAATTCGTAATGTCTACCTTTTACGCCATAGGCACTTTTGTGCATTTCGTAAACATCTGTTTCTAGGAAATACCTGTCTAGTTGAGCAGGAGTTGTAATACCATAATTCTTCCAATGTTCTAAATCTTCTGTAATCATACCAATCCAAAGACCTGGTTCTTTATCCATCTTCTCTTTAGATTTCGCATTGATATTTTTAAGATGTTCTAGTAGTGTCATTATGATAGTACCTTTCTCAATATTATAATTGTTGTTAACATAAATCCCATAAGTAGAAAAAACGATAATATCATTATTTACCTAACTTACTATCGTTTTCTAAATTGATTGAAATATCAACATCGGATTCTTTCTTTTTTAAATCAAGAGAAACCTCGTTCATAACTTCATCAACATTGTCTTCGTCAACTCCAGTCAAGTCAAGACCTTCAACTTTCAAGATTTTACTCTTACAAGTATCCCAATCAATTTGACCGTCAACCATTTTAGATATTAAGTTATCTACATTTTTTTCTGCTTCGTCCCAGAAGTATTGCATTGTTTTAGACATAGTGTTTGTCTCCTTTGTTAGTGTTGTTAATTAAATTCATACTATATAATAACATATCTGTATATAATGTCAAGCGAAATCCACATAAAATATCACTTTTTTTGTTCTTATTTTGTTCTAAAATCAAGAGAAATACCCCATATTCCACATCAATCCAACGATTGATACGACTGATAATACTAGGTTAGTTGTGATGATAGAATACTCTTTCCATATGATACCTACGAATACCCATAGGAACCCTCCTAAAACCGTTATAATGGGTCCTAAAGGGTATATATTGATAGAGTTTAGCCCTACTCCAAGTATCAAAACACCTGTTCCGAGCCATTTAAGAATATTAGATATTGTGTTATTTTTCATCATATATACATAATACCATAGGTAAAAAGCGTTGTCAAGCACTTTTTTCACTATTTTTGAAGTTTTTTTGTTGATTTTAAAGGGTTTTTAGGCGAGCCAATTGAACATTGCTCGCATAGATAGTAGTAAATACATCAATTCCATCAATGCTCTCGGATAATCTTTATCTCTGTACCCGAACCAGACCCACATTATACACGCTATAATTGAAAGGAACCAACCTATCCATTGAGTATCTACATTTGCTTCTGATAGTATGTAAACTGAAGAAATTGCGATTGCAAGTCCTAACCATCTATCCTTATTCTTTATCTTTGTCCATAGTTTGGTCATAGCCACACCTTGCAATGTAGAAAGCGTCTACTATGTCAGTAACAGGATTTGATAGAGTTTGTTGGTCTAGTGCTTCCATCAGATTTATACCTGTTTCTTCATACCACTTATCATACATTCTTGTTTTGTCTGCGTTACCTTTACCAGTTGCCATCTTCTTAATAACTGATGGTACTAGTGTTACAAATTTCATATTCTTTTTGTAAAGTTTATGTTTAAGTAAACCTGTGTTCTCGGCAAGGTTGAACACCCTACCTTTACTACCAAAAGAATAGTCTTCTATGAATACCGTAGGATTAATACTATTTCCTACTGCTCTTTTGAATACCCAATTAGATATATTATCGTGTCGTTCTTGTTGATTGGTGTAGTCTTCTATTCTGTCACCAATAACTTTACCATCTAAAAATACACCTTCGTATTTTTTAGTACTTGTAAGATAATAAAACTTTGCATTTTCATAACTTAAATCTTCACTTTCAAATATACAACAACAAGGACAAGTCAAAGAATAATCAATTCCAATTATCTTCGTCATCCTCCTGCTCCTCAATAAGTTCTTCTTCATCTGCGTTGTCAAGAGCCGCACCACAAAAGACGCAAGAGATTGGTTCTAAATCTTCTTGCTCCCATACTAATGTAAACTCCTCCTCACAATGAGGACAATGATACTTTCTCTTGTTCATATTATAATTTAAATTTCTTAAACTGGTCTTTCTCTACATCTTGTTTAATGCCACCGATAACATAACTTTCAATCTCTGTTTCCTGTGGTGCATTTTGTAGACTTCTTGAATTGAACCAATGTTCGGTCCAAGGTAATGGGTTTGCACTTCCAACATCATACTTTGCTTTTAAACCTATTGCCTTCATTCTCTTGTTAGCAGTCCACTCAACATAGTTATGTAGTAGTTTTTCTGATAGACCTACCATAGAACCTTTAGAAAATAAATGTGTTGCCCACCTTTTCTCTTCTAATACAGCGTCATCGTATAACTTCTCTACATACTTTTCATTGTTTTTAATAACCTTATTCATAACTTTATCATTCTCTGGTCCTCTGTAGTTATTAATAATTCTTTGTGATACAGCAAGATGTTGACTTTCGTCTCTTGCAATAAATGATATAATCTTTGCACTACCTTCCATTAATTTAAGTTCACCAAAAGCGAAACTACAAGCAAACGATACATAAAATCTTAAACCTTCTAGTATGTTTACCGTACATAGTGTACGCCATAACTTCTCTTTTAGTTCATACTCATCTACTTCCATACCAATAGATTTCTTATTACCTAATTGTATTAGTTCATCGTAATGTTTAGTAATACTTTCACTTCTAACTTCTATATTCTTATCGTCTATGATAGTATCAAATACTTCGCCTGGATTAGAATATAAGTTCTTAATGATGTATGTATAACTTCTACTATGAATAGTCTCTATGAAGTCCCAAGTTACAATACAACCTTCTAATTCTGGTAATGATACAAAAGGTAAAAATGCCAAACAAGGTCCTCTGCCTTGTACACTATCTAACATTGTTTGGTATTTCAAATTAGAAGTAAATATAAACTTTTGTTCTGGTCTTAATAGTGACCAATCTGACCTATCTTTTTGTAATGAGACTTCTTCTGGTCGCCAGAAGAAACCTAATTGTTGTTGTGTCAACTTATCAAAGATAGGATATTTCATACTATCATATCTTTGTACCTGCAAATCTTCACCGAAAAACATCGGTTGCTTTGTAAAGTCTAAACCTTTTTCTTTATTAAACACACTAGTTGCCATTTATTTTTTTATCTTTCTCTTTATTAAATATTACACGCCTCACATTCCTCTTCACCTTCTGGTGTTGTAGGAATAGTGATATCTTGTAACACATTCTTTTCTTGTTCTGGCTGTAAGTTTACTGAACCTACTACCTGCTCATCGTAAGTCATAGGGTGTAAAGGTTCAACTTCTTCTTTCTTACCGTCATATGTATTCTGATAGTAGGAAGTCTTCCACCCATATTTATAAGTTGTTAATAAGTCGTTTGCCATTGTAGAAATAGGTACTTGGTTCTCTGAAAATAGTTCAGGATTATAAGACCAGTTGCCTGATATACCTTGGTCAAAATATTTCTGCATTACTGATACAACATTTATATATCCAGTATTGTCTTTCATATCCCATAACAAAGTATAATTGTTTTTCAATCTAGCATAGTCAGGTACAACTTGTTTCAATGTACCTTTCTTTGACTTCTTAACACTTAAAAAGTCTCTAGGTGGCTCAATGCCGTTTGTAGCATTTGATACCACACTAGAGGATTCCGAAGGCATTTGGGCAGAGAGAGTGCTGTGTCGTAGCCCATACTGCATTATATCTTTTCTTAATGTCTCCCAATCAAAGCTGAGTTTACGATTTACAATCTCATCAACTTCTTTTTTGTAAGTATCAATAGGTAAGATACCATCGGAATATTTTGTTCTATCAAAGTAATCACATTTAGTTTTTTCTTTTGCGATTTCATTACTCGCCCTCAATAGATAATACTGAAATGCCTCTGTTAATTTATCAACTTCTTTCCACGCCATCTTCTGGTCGTATGTATAACCTTTTTTCGCAAGGTAATGAGCAAGACCAATATAACCTATACCAAGACTTCTTCTCGCCTTTGTAGATACTTCAGCGGCCTTTACAGGATACTTCTGATGGTCTATTACTTCTTCTAATGCTCTTACTGATAAATCACATAGACTTTCTAATTCGTCTAAATTTTTCAAAAGACCTACATTGATTGCACTTAAAATACATAATGCAATTTCACCTTCTCCATCTATATGTTCTATAGGGTCTGTAGGTAATGTAATCTCTTGACATAAATTACTCATATTAACTTTGTCTTTAAATGAAGAGTGTGAGTTAGCGTGGTCTATATTCATAATATAGATACGACCTGTCTCTGCTCTTTCTTTTAGTAAATCAAAGAATAAAGATTGTGCAGATATTTTCTTTCTATAAATTTTTGTATTCTTTTCATAACTTAAATATAGTTCATCAAATTTATCTGTACCAAATGCTTCGTATAAACCATCTACTTCGTGTGGTGAAAACAAAGTTATATCTTCATTATTAATAAATCTTTCATAGAATAGTTTAGATATTTGAATAGAGTAATCTAATTTTCTAACTCTATTATCTTCACTACCTTTATTGTTTTTCAATACAATAATATCTTCTATCTCTTTATGCCAGATAGGAAAGTGTACCGTAGCACAACCACCTCTTACACCATTTTGTGTACAAGATTTTACGGTTGCCTCAAACTTTTTTAGAAAAGGTATTACACCAGTATGTGCAACTTCGCCACCTCTAATCTTTGAGTTGATACCTCTAATTCTTCCTGCGTTGATACCAATACCTGCCCTTTGAGCAGTATAATAACCTATAGCAGTATCAGAAGAAAATATACTAGGAAGACTATCGGCCACATCAACAAGGACACAACTTGCATATTGTCTAATAGGCGTTCTAACACCTGCCATAACAGGAGTTGGAATGTTAATTTTAAATTTACTAATCGCTTCATAATACTTTCTTACATATGTTAATCTTTTATTTTTAGGATATTGTGCAAAGATAGTAGCCGCAATCATAATATACATAAATTGAGGTGTCTCGTAAATGTCACCTGTACTTCTATCTTGAACAAGATACTTATCCATAACTTGTCTTAAACCTGCATATGTAAAATTATAATCTCTATCGTGGTCTATCATAGTTTGCATACGGTCAAAGTCTGCCTCTGAATACCAATCTAAAATGTTCTTATCATAGACACCAAGTTTTACACATTTATTAATATGTGTTTTTAAACTAGGGTGGTCCCACAATCTTCTGTTAATAGATTTTCTCAAACTATAAAGTAGTAGTCTAGCGGCAACATATTGATAGTTTGGTGTTTCTAGTGAGATTAAATCTGAAGCAGATTTTATTAATATTTGTTGAATTTGGTCGGTAGGAATGTTATCATAAAATTGAAGTCCACTATTCATTTCAACTTGGGAGGCAGATACACTTTTTATATCTTCACAGGCGTATTCTACCATATCGTGTATTTTGTCAATATTAAGTTGTTCTCGTCCTCTGCCGTTTCTCTTAATTACATAAATTTCGCTTACACCGTTTTCGCCCATAATTTTTATCCCTCTATACTTTCTTATATGTTATTAATTGCTGACTTGCTGATAGTTTTGAATATGTGTTGATACTTATAATTTCACTTAATTGTACTTTCGTAACTCCTGTCATAATCAAATCATTTACATCTTTCAGTTGAATGTCGTTTGGCCAAATAAAAATGTTGTAACCTTGTTCTATTATTTTTTCCATACGACTTACTATTTCTTTATTTCTCGGTTCGTTATCAAATATATATGTAACTTTACTAGGGTCAATCTTACTATCTAAAGTTAAGTCTGCCCCACCAGCCGCAATACAATTATCTAAAAACAAACTATCAATTGGACCTTCAACCACAAATATATGTTGTGTATAATTTACTCTTTCTAATCCAAATATCTTTTGTTTGTTTTCGTCTAACTTGATTGTTACATACTTTGGAGTTTCGTTTCCAAATGCACGGCCTTGATATGCAAATACTTTACCTTGTTCATCATAAAAAGGTATGACTAATCTAGGGTGGTCGTATTTACTTGTATTATATTTTCGTGGTGCTATCTTATGTGCCCACGAATAAAACTTATTGCAGAGATACAACTTATCATAAAACTTTTCAGGTATAAGTCTTTTCTCTACAACTTTTCTTGCTGGGTGTTCTTTATCTAAATCAGCAATTTTAGTTAAATCACTTATGAAGTCATCTTTTATATCAGGTTTAAAATCATACTTAAACTCTGGTTTCGGTGTCGCTGGTGACGCCGTTTTATATCTTTCTAATAGATATTGTTCGTAAACTTTTGGGTCAATAAATTTTAGAAAGTTAGCAAGATTTTGTCCCATACCACAATTGTGGCATTTGAAGAACATATCATTTTTTACACGATAGAAATAACCTCTACTTTTCAGTTTAGATTTTTGACTATCGCCACAATGTGGACACCTGAAGTTGAAGAGGTAATCCCCTTTTTTCTTGAAGTGACCAAGTCTTGCTGATATTTCGTTGATAAATTTTAGGTCAATATAACTTGACATATTTGCACTCTTTTTTCATTTAGTACTCATCATATACTAAATGAGGTACTATGTCAAGCACCTATCCGAAAATAGTGATAACCCTTACTGGACCTTCATCAATTCTACGACAAGCGGAAAGTTTCTTGCCAAGATGAAGCCAATTACTATAGAACCACCAATAATCAACCATTTCCACTTTTCTAATACATTTACTCTATCTCCAAGTGTATTTTTGATTGACTTGATTTCGTTCATTATTCTCTTTTCTGTAAGTTCTATATTTTCTTTTAATGCAGAATATCTTTTTTCTGTATCTTCTTGTCTATCTTTTAATTTAGAGAAGATGATTTCGTCTAGTTTTTCTGCTTGAGATAATTTCTCTTCGTGTACGGCAAGCATAGATTTAATGCTAGAAGATATACCTGTTAACTTCTCAATCGCTGTGTCTAGTCTTTTGTGTACCATAGTAGATTGCTGAAGTTCAGATTTTAAAACCTCTATACTTGTTCTATTGTCGGCGACTTCTTTTCCTAGTGAAGATATAGTCTTTCTAGTCTCGCCGTTACCGTTGCCGCTTCTTTCCATTTAATTGTCCTCTAGTTCGCTAAGGGATTTGAAGACTTTAATTTTAACTCTTGTATTTGTAATTTTAAAACTTCAATTTCTTTATTGTTTACTGCAATTCCTGTTTTGTTTTTATCCATATCAGATAAATCTACATCTACATTCATACCATCAACTTTAGTTGTTAAAGATGTTAGGTCAATCTGTAGTTGTTTAACTTGTTCTTGTAGTGGTGCGATATTCACGCCTTTTTGATTTTCTAAAGCAGTTAACTTTGTAGTAAGTTCACCATACTTTACAAAACCACCACCAATTGCAACTATGGCTGCTATCAGAGCGGCGATACTTGCTAGATTATTTTTTAATTTGTCCATTTGATTTTTCCTATAAGTTTTCTTTCAATTGTTGTATCTCTATCAACAATCTCTGTTTTTCACTATTTATTCTATTAAGTTCTCTCTTCTGTACAATCAGCGGGTCTTTATCGCTGTATTGTGCAAGAGTTACATTACCATATATTTGTTGTTGCTCAATATTTAGTTGATTAAAGAAATCAGGATTACCATCTTGAAGTGAAGTTGGTTGATAAAATTGTTTCTTTGCATATAAATTTAAATTAGGTGCTTCTGATTGAATACCTTTAAGTGTTACATATTGAATTGCCTTAACCTTATCATCAACCCTCTTCAATGTTAATTCAAGTTTTGCGATAATCTTTGCAACTTTTATACCTATGCTACTGACTTGTACATTTTCTGTAGTTCTAACCTTAACATCTGCTGTCTCTGTAGTGTCAGTCTCTCTTGCATCCACTCTTTCTTCATTATTCGTCTTCGTCTCCTCTCCTTCTGCTTCCGTATTTTCAGCCATTCTAGTTTCATTTGGAGTTTCTTCTGATTGTGTTTCTGTCTCCATTGTGTTCGGACGGCCTGTCTCATTTTCTTCAATAGTCTCGGTGTCAGTAGGTTCGTTGTTTGAAGTTGTATTATTTGCATTTGGTTCCTCTGGTTGTGGTTCATCTGCCATAGAAGGTTCTGCCATTGCTGGTTCTTCTTCTACGGTATTTTCTTCCGTCATCGGTTCGTTTCTTACATTAGGTATCTCCTCTCTGATAGTTTCTGGTTCCTCCATTTCAGGTTCACGCATCCCAGGTGGTAGACTTGTAACCATAGTCTCTTCGGTCATTGTCTCCATTTCCATAGGTGGTTCTACCATATCAAAGTCTTCTTCTATCATTTCAGGTTCAGGCATTTCGGTCATCATATTAGGACTTCCAAAATCAATTTCAGCGCCTGTACTGCCAAACATTTCATCTTCTGGTATCTCAATCAGTTCTGGCATTTCAGTCATCATATCAGTTTCCATTGGCATTTCAATAGGAGGTAAATCATCCATTGGCATTTCCATAGGTGGCAGAGGTCTGTCAAAATTCATTTCCATAGTAAGTTCTTCTGCCATCTGACTTGATAGTTCGTTAAAAAATTCCTGTTCGCTAATATCTTGTACAACTAATTCTTGTTCAAAAGTGTCTCTTAAATCGTTTGTGTCTATAAAGTTATCAAAACTTTCTACTACAAATACTTCTAAAGGTATCTCATCAAAGCCACCAAATTCATTTGGTACTATAACCTCTAATTCTTCTATTGCTGTCATATCTACAATACCAAAATCCATAGTAGTAGGTAGATTAACTTCGTTATTAAATTCTGCTTGTTGGAAATCTTCAATTGCCGTTTCTACATCTTGGTCAATCTGTTCAAATAAATCTATACCTGTTGTATCGTCTTTTAAATCTAATGCGTTATTTAAATCTGTACCAGCACTTGTACAAGTACCTAATTGTTGACAACTTGTAGTTTGTCCTAGTGTAGTAATAGATAACTGAACATTGTCTACATCGGGACCACGGTGTTGATTGTCATTATTTGAACCATCACCTAGGTTAAATACTTCGGCTCTTATTGTAAAGTCTGTTTGTGAGTTTGGATTTTGAGTATAACTATCTGTATAGTTTGTAAACTGACCACTATTAAATACTCTATTAGGGTCGTTGTCATTTATTACTCTTGTTTGTGTAGTAACGGTACCATCAGCGGCTGTGATAGTTTGTTTCATTGTGAAGGTATTTTCAATATTATTCCAAAACCAGACATCGGCAGACATCGTTGAAACAAAACCTTCGTTAATTTGTGATTGTGTTAAGTGACCATCGCCAACTAGGGCGCTGTCTTGAAAGACATTATCTTCATCGTGACCTTCAAACGCAAGAACACCACCAGAAGTATCCATACCTGTACCATATGGAAAATTACCAAAGTTTCCGTGTGTGTGAATACCATCTGAACCAGTTGTTGACCAGTCAGTTGTGGTTGTAGTATTTCCTGTACCGAATGTTGAGTTGCTAAGAATGTTACCTGTTACGGTTGTACAGGTTCTATCCCCTAAACTATTGGTGACGCAAGTTGTATTTGCCTTACTACTATTTACTGAAAAAATTGTAAGGGTTAATATCGTCAGCAAAACGGTCCACTTTAAACCAGACATATGCCATAACTCCTAAATATATTAGTATAAATTCCATTACTTAACCTTTGGTGTTTCTGTTCCTGAAGTATCAAAGTTTGCAGAAGATTTTTTCTTTTTCTTTTTCTCATTCTTTTTCTTCTCTTTCTCTAACTGCTTCTCAACTTTCTTTGTGTAGTTCTCAATCTTCTCATTTTCTTTTTTGATTGCATTAAGAATAACGGTAGTTTCGTCAAGTTGCATTTGTAGAGATTTCTCTTCTGCTGTTTTGTCTTCGTCTTCTTTGTTTCTGTTTTGTATAAGAGCCAATCTTTCTGTATAGACATCAAAATCAGGTCTTAATTTATCGTATTTTTTCCACTCTTCTGCAGCCGCTACTCCAATTTTACCTTGGAAAGGACAAGGAGTACCAGATTGTTCCATTGCAAAGAATACTCTAGGGTCTTGACATAGGATTGATACGGCAGCAACCTTCATTCCTAAATCGTTTAAAACTTTGGATAGTTTAATTCTTTCACAATTTTCGTCTATCATATGTTTTCCGAAAGACATACCAATACCTGGATATTGTAATCCACCTGATATACCTACGGCACAAACATCCTGCGACATCGCACTCATAGAAGGTGCTGAGGCAGTATTCTGTTGGTCTTTTAGACTTGAAGTGTTGTTTGTAGAGTTGTTAGTTGTAGAGGTCGTGCTACTAGATGAACCAGATTGGTATGTAGTAGTGCTCTCTTGCGAGTACCCACCAGATATAGTGGTATTACTGCCAGAAGTATTAGTCTGTGCATTGGTAGTCGCCCCATTTGAAGTAGTATCAGCCCAAGAAGACCCTATGAAGAGTCCAATCATAACAACACATAACAAAATAGACTTTGATAATCTATCCATTGTGTGTTCCCTTTTTTATTTCTTAATTCTCATAGACATAGTGTTTGTCTATATGATTATTTATAAAAAGTAGGCTTTTGTTTTAAAAGAAAAATTTGACTTTTTTACTTGTCAGATTTTTGACTATCAGGTTCGTAATATTCTTTATATGCGTCAATTAGGTCGTTAGTCTGTTTCATATGATTTCTGATATGTGCGAAATTCTTTGCGATTAATTGAAAATCTTTATCTGTTAATCCAAATAAGACAGGGTCTATACCCTCTTCTTTGAGTTTTGCAAATACCTCGTCTGCGTTTTCAGAAGTGATGATAATCCATCTTAACTTCTCTAATTCAGGTGTAGTAGGTTTAGGTAGGTCTAACTCTTGTCTTTCTACCTCTGTTGTAAATATGTCAAGTTTCTTGACGCTAGAACAACCTGATAGAATGAATATGAGTAATATACTAATTATTATATGGTACATAATTCGGGTTCGCTATTGTTGGACATTCTCTGTTAATTTGAGACTTCTTCGTGGCTTTCTTTTCTTCTTCTGTCAATGGTGCTCCCATTGATATTTCTACGCAACGGAGAACATTATCACTACCACTATTGATTATCTTCTCTATTACTTTTGTCTTTTCTAATGCAACTTTACCAAAGTCTCTTCCACCTTTAGTAAATCTCTTATCTAAATCTGCTAAATCTTTTTGTAGATTATTAACTAAAGCGTTCATTTTCTTGTTCGCTTCAAGTATCTGACCAAAGTCTGCTTTCTGCTTTTCTATTACTTTCTTCTGACTTTCTACTGATTGCTCTAGTTTGATTTGATTGGCTTTAAGAATTGCGTTGTCTTTTTGTAACTTCATTACATATACACCAGCACCTGCGATACCAGCGACCAACACACCAACCATTATCATTTTTGCATATCCAAATATCATTACTTTATTTTCTCCATTATCATAAGTCTTGCCTGTCTAGGAGAGTAATTGTTAATACAAATATACTCTACTAATGTTTTTCTAAACATCCAAAGACTTACTTCTTCCAAAATTTTAACTTACCAGCGAGTTCGGCAAGGTCTTCAAATTTTTCATTGACATACCAACCTAATACAAACCCTATAATTAAACCTATTGTTAAAAACATTATTTTCTCCCTTTAAGTTTTACTATTTCCAGTTTTTGTTTTGCTAACTGGTCTTCTAATTTATTTATCTTTGCGACTAACATAGGAAACTTTTTAATAAGTTTTTCTTCCTGTGTTAGTATTTGTAAATCGTATCTCTTCGCAGCCCAATTATACCAGCCATCTACTTTCTTGTAAAACCAAATACCCATTTTAGTTTTCTTAAACCAAGCATTTGTAGATTGCCCTATGATAGCACCAGCGACTGACTTAACTAAAAAGAACCACATATTATTTCAATACCAATGGTTGATTTGGTTTTTGTCCTCTTGGTGCAGAATTATTGATTGCCCAACGGCCAAACATTCTTACAGCGTAAAAGGCAGACTTGATTTTCCAATTAGGAACTGAAGGTTCTGAATTTTCCATACCTTGTCTGAATATATTATCTGCTATACTTCTATATAGTTCTCGGTGTTTCTTTGTGGGTATTCTTCCGTCTTTAAAAGCACCGTTAATTTTTTCGTATAGTATATCGTGTATCACGGCTGCTCTTGCAACATCAAATGGTGCAATAAAAGCCCAACATATTCTTGGTACACTTGCAAGGTCAGTTATGTACCCAGCAGGTACCGTAATCTCACCTTTATTTTGTCCTTTATCTTTAACTTCAACTCCTGCAATCATCAACTTTGCAATTTCTTCGTTATTCAAATCCTTTGACTTAAACTTCAGAGCCTTATTCAACACCCAATTTCTAGGTGGTAAGAATATAGCGTCTAATAAACCATTAAACATATTTACTCCTTATTTGTATTTGTCAGATTTTTGTTTTGTTCCATCTGACCTCTTTATTAATCCTTTTGCTTTTAGGTGAGTTATATCACCAAAACCTGCCTTACCTGCTTTGTATCTTTTCATTGCGTCTTCGGTATCAGGTGCGTCTTCTCTTGCAACAACTTTTAAGTTTGCTGTTTTCTTATCTTGGTCTATACCGTGCCTAGGGTCTTTTTGTGAAACAAGTCCTACACTTCTCATAGTTCTATGTCTACCCTTTGGTGGTGTATCACCTAGTGAAGCGATAGGGTGCATTGCCCCATAACTACCTTGTCCAATACTACCAAGAGCACCACTACCATATTCTTTTAGTTTTGCTTTTTCTAGTATTGTTTTTTTAGGAGTTGTATCTACGAAAGTCGCTTCTGACTTTCCATATGTAAGTTCATCTACGATTACATCTAATCTATCTAATTGGTCTAATACACCATTTAGTATAGCATTATTACCTACATTATTTTCTTGAATTTTTGAAGATAACTTTTTGATTATTGTTCTTCTTAAAACATCTTCAGCGTCATCTTTTTTCTTTTTCTTATCTTGTACTGCGTCTGGTGGCATAGATACTCCACCTCCTGCGACAGCATTTGCTGGAGCGTCTTCTTTCATAGCGGCGAAATAACCAGTTGACTTACCAGTACCAGTTACTACTTTACCACCAATCTCTTTTGCTTTCTTTTCTGCGTCTGGTTTATTTGTAAATAGATGAAACTCTTTTGCCTTTTCATCTAAATCAAATATTGCTTCTGCTTCTTCTGGTACACAATTAGGTACTTGTTTGTTTCCTTTTTTCTTGAAACCAACCTGTTTGTAACCAGTCCAACACGCTTCCCATACATCTTTAAAGTTTTGCATATAATAAATCTCCTGGGACTAAAACTTCTAATCCACTTTCTGTGTGTAAATTGTATATGTCTAGCCCTAATATATTATTTATGGGTGAGGTTTCTTCCATACAGACGATTTCACTATCTTTTGAAATAAACTCATCACCATCATACAGGTCTTCTTTCAACATATATGTTCCTTCTTGTAATTTTCTTTGTACAAAGTATTCTTCGTTAACAAAGGTAGGATATTTAAACTCATCTATTGACTTTAAATATTTCATACAAGTCTCTTCTAATATTGCACTATGTCTATCTGCAAAATCTTTATCTTCTTTAACTAATAATGCAAGTGCTGTAGCGAAACTACCAATACGACCACCAAGACCAACTTTACCTAGTATTCGTTTTAGGTTAAAAACAAATCTATGTAACATAGTATACGATGATTTTTCTTTTGATGTTTTTAATAGTCTGTTTGGTTTTAAAACCTTACCATTTTTATCAATGATACCTGTAGCAAATGCTTCTTGCTTATCAAACGGAGTAACTAATAACTTAATCACTCTATATGCTATTAATAAATCTACTGCTCTACTTGCCATTATAGTCTCTCTAATTCTCTCTTTATAAATTCGTCTTCCGTCAAAGCAATTAACTCTTTCGGAAACAAATAATTAAGATACTGAAAAACAGATTTTAACATTGGCCAATACTTTATATCATTTTTATATAACAATAAAGTTATAGCGGCGTCTGTACCAAAGACATTTTGTAAAACGATAATATGATTTACCACAAGGCGTATCTTTAATTTACCTGTGAGTTCATACTTCCGAAACAATCTTTTGAGATATTTAAATCTCTTTATATCATCCCAAAATTCTTTTTCAGTTTCAAATGTTGGATTATCATAATGCTTTTGAGCATACAATAACCAATTATCTTCGGTTATCTGTTTGAACATATGTTTACACTAGTTTAGCGTAAACCTTTGATGAACCGTTAGACAATGTTTCGTATTTAACTTCTAATTTTAAATTATCAATACCTGGACCATTATCTACTACCACATCTTCAGGTTTAGTTTCAGTAGTCTTACCATAAGTACCACCAAATTGCTTAACTTCTCCTGTTACCGTACCACTTGCACCTTCTAATTTCATAGGACTAATATCTAATCCTATTCTCATAAGGTTTTCTCTTAACTTGTCTACTGCGTACTGAGCCTTGATATATTCCATATCTGCTACAGAACCAACAAACGCATTAACTCTTTGTAGAACGGATGGGTCTTTCAAATTGGCTGTTGACATACTGCCATCTTCTACTGCATTACTAGTAGAAGTACCAACCATTTTTCCATTGCCTTCTTTTAAATGTTCTTTAAATGTTTTCATTTTTTTCCTCTTTTTCTTTTAATTTATCAGATTTAGGATTAACTAAATCTTCTTCAAAATCATTAAGTTCCTTTTCTTTATTAACTTCGTTAGGATTTGTAGTTAATATTTCCTGTAGGGTTTCAGATTTTCTAGTTATTGTATCCATATTACTCACTTTTTTGCTCCACTAAAGGTTTAAGTTCTTTCTCTGCTTCTCTTAATGTTAAGTCCGAGTCCGCTTTTGCCAAAAGTTTTTCACAAACTTGTACACCACCGTGTATGGCATTAAGTTGAGACTTCGCATTTGCCAAGTCTTGTTCTAACTTATTGACCGTTTCAGTCAAAGCTGCTCGTTCTTTAAATAATGTATTGTATTCTTTCTCAACTACTCCAATTGATAAAGCCATAATTATATCTCCTCAAAAATTTATTATGCTATTGTAGCACCATTATGTGCGATTACATTCCATTTACTATTTTTAAATAAACAAGTAACCGTTTCACCTTCACCGTTTAGAGTGATAGTTGAACCACCTCTCAAATTAGTTGGTGTTATTACTATATTGTTACCACCAGTTCCAATTGCAATGACGGTCTTAATTTGACCATCTGTACCATCTGCAAGAGACAACGATGTTGTACCACCTGATTGGTCTACTTCTGCAATCGCTGAAGTTACATTGATTGCTGTAGAAGCACTAGTTAATGCCTCTGAAGTTTCTGCAAGTCCTAGGTAAGTAGGTATTCGGTTAAAGACATTCTTTGCCGTTACCTTTTTATTTACTGGTGTGTTTGAAGGGTCATCAACAATGTGGAACAAATCCACACTTGCCAATGCTGTGCCCAAGTCATCAAGGGCTGTGATTTTTTTATCTGCCATTTTAGTTCTCCTATAATTCCGAGTTAACGGTAAACTACTCCTGACATCATATCAGGACCATTACTACTATTTATACATAAAAAAAGGGGACCTGAAGAGGTCCCCTAGAATTATTATTATTGTTGTTTTTTTACTAACTACCAACCGTGATAGTGCCAGCAGCAGTACCTTGAGCGGCACTTATTGTTCTTACTGCATTTCCACCACCAATAGTGTCTACTATCGTTCCACCGTTCAAGTCAATAGTTTGAGCACCGATTGATAAAACATCGGTTGCATTAACAGCGGCATTTGAAGCCGTTGCTGAAAATTGTAAACTATCACTTGTTACTGGAAGCGTACCGTCCATAGTAAGAGTTAAATTTGCACTCCCACCTGAACCAGTTTGGTCATTATCAACAACCATAAGAGGTGAAGCAGTTGCAACCGTAACTTGTTCGTTGAAATGAACAAATACTTTTACTACTGAACCACCAGCACCAGATACCGTCTGTCCAACTTCAAAGTTTACAGCGTCAATTGTTGCTTGTCCTAATTGTGTTGCTAAATCACCAATAGCGACTAATACCTCGGGTGTAGCGCTTGCGTTGTCGTTTCCTGACGCCTTTGTGCCTGCCTGTTGAACCCATCCACTTTTATTAGCAAAAACTTCTTTCTTTTGCTCAGTAGTCAGGTTTTTAGGTTTGCTCTCGTCATTCGTGTCTGCTCCCCATAGTCCCATTGTAATTCTCCTTATTTAAGTTAACTTAATTTTGTTATAACAATACTATTTATACTTATTTGAAGCCAAGTTTTTTCAATTCAGATATTGTCTTAGCAGTACTTGTATGATGTATACCTATGCCACCTCTTGCCTTAAACTGATTAATGTTCTTAATATAGTCATCTATCAAGATTGTAGGCAGGCCACCAACTTTAGCAAAGTTTTGTTTTTCTCTTCGTTTTACTAAATTTACTTTACTACCAGACATTCCTAATCTTGTTCTTGCCCATTTACTCTTGCCAGGAATACAATTAGGGTCAGTAGTTTGTTCTACATATGCAGATAAAATATGTGGGTCGTATTGTCTAATGAAAGACCATAGTCTTTGACCACCTGGATTCCAATCCATTGTAGCCCAAAAGTTTTTGGTCTGCATAATTGGTTGCCATTTATCTCTGATTGTTTTGTATTTTCTACCAGGTTCTTTTGCCCAAGCATTTATAGACATACCTGTTGCCTTTTCGGCAGACTTCTCAAAATTACAAAGGACACCATCCATATCACAATATATTCTAGGAAGTTTCTTATTATTCTGTCTAAAATTCTCTAGTATTATATCGTTTCTTAATTCTTTGTATTTCATAGTGTTAATCCTTTTATCATTATGCTTGTATTATACCTCATAAAAAAGTAAAAGTCAAGCAAAAAATTAACTATTTCTTATGCAGAATAGTCAATTTTAGGATTTACTTCTATTTTATCAGTCTTTGACTTGTTGTCTGTAATTTTTTTAGCAGGTTCCGTAGTTTTAATATCTAAATTGTCAGATTTAGGAGATTGAGACTTTGGTAATATTGTATCTGAATTGTTATCTTCTTTCTTTGCTCTTAATTTTGCAAGGTCTGAAGCGTCAATCTTACCATTATTGTTCTTATCTATCTTCTTCTGTTTAGGTGACAACTTCTCTTGCATTACTGCAGCCGTGATTGCCTCTTCAACTGAACCAGGTTTTGATTTTAAATATGCCATATTATTTTCCTTTTACTTTAGCGGCGAGGTCTTTATCTGCACCTCCCCAAGTGCCACTAGATTTTGTGATGAATGAATTTACTCTAGCGAAAGCCCATTGGTGTTGACTTGCACCAGGTCTATGTCCACCTTTCCAAGCAGCCATACCTCTGTCATATACTTTTTTAAGAATACCATAAGGCATTCCTGATTTATCTGACTTTTTCTTTAAGGCAGAAATTTGTTCGTACTTCATCTTTGCAGGATGATTTACCATTTCAATTTTTTCTTTTTTCTTAATGATGTTTGTAGCAGTAGCGTATCTTACACTATCACCGTCTTTACCATATCTATCTTTAAAGGATTTCTTCGGTAAATCATCTGCTTTTTTATGTACCATCTTAATTTGTGATTTAGATAAGTCTGCCTCTTTTTTATCTTTGCCCTTTTCTTTATAACCGTTTGCAAAAGCGGCCTTTCTTTGAGCGTCTGAAGCAAAACCTTCTTTCATTTTTGTCTTTTCTTTTTCTTGTTTATCTCTTAATATCTTTTGTGCAAGACCAACTGATAAAGGTACTTCACCTGTTTCTGAATTAGGTTCAGGTTTAATTGCCTTATTCTTTTCATTCTCTAATTTAGTTTTCAACATCTGTATTTGGTCTTTAAGAGCCTCAACATCTACTTTAGGTTTCTTCTCTACCTTCTCATCTTTCATATCTTTGAAAGATTTTAATTGAGTAGGTTTAGTCATATCTTCTTCTTTTTCTTCTGTCTTCAAGTGAGACCTAGTTGCCAATTGCATATCTAGTATCTTTCTCATATTACCTGATAGTTCAATACCACCTGGTACATCTGATACTTTTAGACCGTGTTGTTTAGCAAGTGAAACCATATTAGACTTTTCTTTATCGTCTCTGAAACCTTTAATAGTTCCTTTACCTTCTACTAAACCTTCAGCAGTCATAACTCTAACATCATCGCCGTACTTCGCCATAACTTGTTTATGAATATTCTCTACATCTTTTGCACTATCAATTCTAACTTCTGAACCAGAGGCAGTTACTTCACCACCACCTGTTTTACCTTTAAACATATTAGCAATTGTTCTTGCCTGACCAGAGTTCTTACACATATACTCTAGGTACTCTTTGTATTCTTTTAACTCTTCATATTCTTCTACTACAGGTCTACCACTACTATTTTTTGCAATCATATTACTAGTCAAGGTTTTATTTGTGTACGAATATGGTTGAGAAAATTTATTTGAGGCGTCTCTTGTCAATGCAGCTATTTTTAATTTAATATTTTTTAATAAAGGATGGTCTTTAGCCATTTTTTCATAGTCTTTTTTGTAATCTCTTGCTTTTTGAAGATTTTTTTGAATAGTTAAAATTTTACTATTATAACTCATATCAAAAACAGCATAATTTGTCATTTCGTCTATCGCTTCTTCAATATCATTTTCTTCTGCAACAACATTGGCACCATAGAAGTTCATTAAATCTTTTGCAAAGTTATTAAGGTCTCTACCTTTACCATCAACTTTGATTACACCACCTGTTACTGAAACACCTAAATTTTGTTTCTGTAAATCTGTGATTGCTTGTTTTCGTTTATCCATATCTCGTATGGTAACTTTCATTTTCTTAAATTCTTTTAAATCTTCGTTTGTTACTTTTAATACTTTTTCAACATCAGGATGTTTTGATAAACCTTTTGCAATTTTTTCAATTGCAGAAACAGCACCTGTCATATTGCCACCTTTGTATCTTTTATCGTTTGCAATACCATATGCCATTTTGATTTGTTGACTAGTAAATTCTTCAAGAGTTTCTTCTTGTACTTGTTCCCAAGACTTCTGTTCAAACGCAGAAAGTTTAACACCTTTTGGTACAGGTATTTTCTTTTGTATCATTCTTGATACTGACATTGCAGATATAAATGGTATGTCTGCTTTAAATAATTTAGGAAGAGCGTGGTCAGGTATCTTGTCAAAGATATTTCTCAATTGATTTGCTTTCGCCATAGAAATTCTAGCACCTTTTAAAGGCATATATTCTTTCTTTAGTTTAGCAATTTGAGCGTCTGTAAATTCGTTTAATGTATCTTCTTTGATATCTGTCTCACCTAGAATTGTTTTAATAGTTGAAAGAGGAAGTTTCATTTTCTTCGCAATTTCTTCAGCAGATTTACCCTGGTCAAAAAGAGTAGCGATTGTTTTCATCTTGCCTTCTTCTATGGCAACATCATTCGCCCACACTTCTTCTAGTGCTTCTCTCATTGATTTTGTATATCTTGTCATTGTTTTCTCCTAAATTTCCTTTATTTCTAAAATTAGTCGTCCTTCACCTTTTATAATTCTATGGTAAGTCATTTTAGGAATTTTAAATTTCTTCCCCACTTCCATAGTCATCGGTAGTTCATTATCAAGTTGAAACTTCCAGCCTACGCCAGAAATAACTTTTACAATTCTATCGTTCTCGTCTCTATGCCAAACTAACTCTTCGTCTTTGACATCGTGATTAAATGCTCTCTGCCAAGAAGTTTGTGTCTCGTCTTCTCGCATATCGTAAAAACAACTCATCTAAACCTCCTACCAAAAAAAGTTACCTCCACCTGAAAGTCCTAGCGACTTTGCATAACGAGGTAAGTTACAAGCCCAATAAGCGGCCTTTGTTTTATCCTTTTGCTGGTCACATCTATGTCTGGCCGCAAAACTCTTTCTCGCCTTCGGGTCATCAAGTTTAACTCTTAAACCTGTAGTATCACCCCAAGTTACTTTTTTTATTTTATCACCGTCTCTTACGAATACATAAAACTTTTTGGGTCCACCTTTTTTAGGTTTGTTAAGAGGTGGGTCTTTTTTCTCCTCCTCTTGTATTGGACAATCTAATGGTACTTTCATACCTTCGTAATCTGCAAACTCTCCAATATCACTCTCTAATAAAGTTCTATCCCAATCACTTTCAACATCAAGTAAACCATCAACCCAGAGGTCTCTTGCTTCTCTGAAAAGTTTATAAAACTCTTCACTATGTACTCTGTACACATTCTCTGCAAGAGGTATGTTATTCTCTATATGATAATGTAAAGAAGTAGTTATCTTACCTACATAATCACTAAATCTTAACATAGTCTTTAAAAGATTGAATTTTCAATCTCTCCTCCATCTTTTTCACAGCCTCATCTATCTCGTTTTGATAGTTTTCTCCATATCGTTTCTTATATTTATCAATAGTATCATTTGAGGATGCCCATTCTTTGATATCTTTATCAGTTATTTTGTCGTCTTTCTTATATTCTGGTTCACCAGGTGTCATACTCTTCGTATGGTCGGCGTATTCTTTACCTATTTCGTATGCTTCTTTTCCATACATTTGTTGGTATTTCTTTGTATGTTTACTAGTCTTTGTCTTAGCGTCTTTATCGCCAGGCGCAGCCTTGTAATCGTTGTCATCGTCTGACTTCTTATATTTTTGTTTGGCAAAGTAATCTGCTCTTTTACTTTTTGTGCCTTTTGACATATCTTTGTAGTATTTTTTAGGTTGCGTACCGTCTTTTTTGGCCACATCTTTATCTTGCGGTATCTTATCTCTTTCAGAAATTTGTTTACCATTGTTCTTCTCTTCTTGCATTTTGACTTCCGTTTCTGATACTGCTTCAAAACCATAGTCTATGTTTAGATTTACTTCGTGTAATTTTACTTCGTCTATATTACTTGTTGGAATACAATTCCATATCCAGCATTTATGTAGTTTAGAATTATCGTCTTCTACTACAATATAGTTTGTACTTCTTCTAATTACTTTTCCTTGTACATCTTGCTCTTGGTCTTCTACAATATCGTTTATGTTAAATAGTTGTTCACGGATATACAAGTCTCTTATTTGCCATTGAGTAAAACTCTCAACACTCGCTGTAGGTTTATATGTACCTATACCAGGACCACTAAAGTTTGCCTGTAAGTTCATACCTTTTCTAACTAGACCATATAACTTTTCTTTGTCTCTAAAAGAAGTTGGTAACCCTTTTTTGAAACTTATAAAGTCATCGTTCTTAGCGGCGTCTCTCATTTTACTTGCTGACATACCCATAGCGCCTTCAGCGTCTGGGTCTCTTTCTCCAGCACTTACAATATTGATTTTATCAAATTCGTAATTAGTACCTCTTGCTTGTACTCCGTTATATTTGTTAAGTAGTGTTTCAAATTCTCTTACTCTATCTGAACCAACTACCATTGTTATTTCGTTTGCTTTACCATTTAATTTATTAATAACTTCAATTGCTGTTCTAGCGCCAGGTATTTGTTTTATCTTACTCTGGTGTCTAGGATACATATTTTTCATCATTCTAATTTTGTCATTAACTTTTAATGGGTTCTTTTTAGGGTCATTAGACCCACTTGGTACAATGAGATAATCATTCGCTCCTACAGACGCCACTTTGTTTACTAACTTTTCGTGACCTATCGTTGGTGGATTAAACCTACCAAATGTAAATGCGATATGTTTCTTTGGTGTACCTACTGCTTCTTTAAGACTATCTATTTCAGCGTCTGTTACAACTCCGTCATCCATAATCTTTTTGCACTTTTTATAGAAAGTAATGTAATGATATTTCTCTAACATCTTATAGATTACATTTTTAGGTAATCTATTTTTTATAGCATACTTTCTGATTTCGTCTGGCGACATATCTGTATCAAACGCTTTTCTTCTTTCAGCGTCAACTCCGTCACCAATTCTTATTATGTCCTCTATATCATTTTCTATCTCATCTAGTTTACTTGATATCTTATTTTGTAAACCTTCTATTTCTTTAGGACCTAATTCTTTTAATTCGTCATAGTCTATTATATCTCTTTTTAATTCACCTTTGACAACATCTAACTCTTGTACTTTCTTATTGAAGTCATCAATGTAATCACTAACATTAAACTCAAAGTCTTCAGGTCTTTTGACAAAAGTATTTCTAGTAATTGAGAATACAGCGTCTGCCTTTTGTTCTTGGTCTTTGTAAAGTTTAGGGTCAGTTAAAAAGTAATAGTTAATAGGGTGTTGTGTACCAGGTATTAATTTACCTTGTATGTTATCAGGATTCTTTGTTGATAGATATTTAAGAGATAATAAAGTTCTTTCTTCTTCTCTATCTTTTTCTGGTACTTTAAATAAAACATTGATATCTAAATCTGCGTCATTTCTATATCTCTTCGTAAGTATAGAACCAATCAAACCATACTTCATAATAGGATATTCTTTTTCAAATACTTTTAATTGGTCTTTGATTAGTTTAATAACACTTGGTTTTATTTTAGGATTGTTTGTATCTTCTTCATCAAATACACCTGGTGCATAAGTTCTTCGTGGTATATCAATAATACTTTCTTGTAAATTAACCATATTGATTAATTTTTTAGCAATGTTAACACCTTCAATATGGTCAGATGGATAATGCCAACCAGCAAGTACTCTACCATAACCACATTCATCTGACAAGTCAATTAAGTTTTGTTTATGTTTAGGATATAACTTACCATAAAATTCTGCAATCAATCTTGATTGTAAACTATGACCTGATGGATACGAAGGAGTTTTCATACTATCTGATATAAGTTCCATATGATTAAACTTCATATTTAAAGCGTCTGCAAGTTCATATGGTCTTGGTCTTTGAAACTTATTTTTAAAATGTCTTACAACACCACTACCTATTTTCTTTAGATTTTGAATATCTTTCATTGTGTATTCTAAATTGTATTTCATTAAGTAACTTTCAATACCATAAAATACTTCTTGGTCGTGGTCTTTAATACTTTGTACAATTGCATTGTTTCTTTGTTCAAATAGTTTAGACATCATCATCATTTCTGATTTAGTCTCTTCACTATCGTTCAAAGTTGGTGATGGTACATCTATATTCTTCCAGTCACCTACAACATTGTTTACAGGTTTTGGTTCTGTTTTAGGGTGTGTCATATCGTTGACACTTTCTCTAATACCTAATCTCTTTTTACGGAGTTCATTTTCCATCCATCGTTTTGCAATATAAGATTTAACAGGTGCCCTTACATAGTTTCTAACTTTAGTATAAACTTTGTTTAGTGTATCTTCACTCGCATTGTTATTATCAACAATAATCATTTGTGAAGAACCAAACATATTCTGAAAACGACCTATATTATTCTGTACTGCATTCCAAGATTTAATTGTAATGTCTTTTGGTACCGTTCTAGTTCTAGTCTGATTTCTTTCTAACGCAACATCTAAAGAAGTGTTTACGAATACCATATAACAATCATATCCTAACATCATCAACATACTTCTTTGTTTCTGTATTATGTTATAGTCTCTACCTGTAGCGTCTATAACAAGACCTAATCTGTTTTTAATATACAAGTCCATCTGGTCACCAGTAACTTGTTTTGCTCTTGCTCTTAATGGGTCTCTTACACTTGCCTCATTGTCAGGCATTTTCAAAGATAGACCTGCCTTCTTTAAATAGTTTTCAAATCTTGTATCAGAGTTAACCATCTTTAGACCCATACCAACGGTAGTTCTACTAGTAACGAATGTCTTACCGCTACCTGGACCACCTGCAAGGAAGAACGCCTTGAAGATACCTGGGTCGTAAACTCCCTCTTGTATTATGGATTTAAATTGTTTCATACTTTGTAAAGAGTATACTTTAAAGTTATCTCTTCTCCTTTTTTAATATCTGTTAATGTTTGTACATAATATTTTCCATCAACTTCAATTTTCTGTACATTAGGTTTATCACTATGATTAATGAAACCACCTAATGGTGTTCTAAATAATTCTCTTCCGTGTGTTAACCAACCAATACCCAAGTCAGTCCACTTATCAATATTTTCTTTTGCGAATATACCATAACCTTCTATCTGCGATAGTTTAATTGTCAAATTATCTGGTAGTGGTCTATACTTATCGGTCATCACCACTTCCTGAAATTGTATTTTGTTTCATACGATTTCTTAACTTTTCTAAATTTGCTTCTGCTACATCTTCCATATTGATATCTAAATCTCTACATAAGGCAGCGATGTACCACAAACAATCTCCTAATTCTTTTGCGATATCTTCTTTTGAATATGTGTTTCCGTCTCTCATATTCTTTTTAATTTTGTCTGCAACTTCTCCTACTTCTGAACATAGTCCAATCATAGGATAATTTATTTTATCTTTGTCATCATAAATTGCTGTTACACTTGTAAAATTCTGATAATCGTTAAAGTTCACTTTCTATCTCCCTGATAATATCTTTTGCAATGTCGCCAGGTTCTTTTCCTTCAGCCTTGATAGAAATGAAACCTGTTTTTTTTCTGTAGTGTTCAATCGCTGGACCTGTTTCCTTTTCGTATAAAGCAATTCTGCTACGAATAATATCTGGCTTATCATCTTTTCTTCCTCTCTTTGTCAGTCTCTTAATTACTTCTTCTTCACTAACTTCAAGATAAACAACAACATCATAAGCGATACCTTCTCTTTCCATATCTCTTACTTGTTGCATATATCTAGGATAACCATCAAGAACATATCCTTTTGAAGCGTCATCTTCTGATAATGCTTCTTTTACTAATTTTAGTACAACATCGTTTGGTGCAAACTTACCTTGGTCTAAAAGTTTTTTAATCTTCATACCTTCTGGACCACCTTTGTCTATTTCTTTTCTTAATAGACCACCAGGATAAATGTGCTTAATACCAAAGTGTCTAATTAAATATTCTGAATAAGTTGACTTGCCAGAACCTGGACCAC